GTTGCCGGCGGTGAGGCGCGCCGGTGGGCCGCAAGGAAATGCGCCCAGAGAGGGTTTCAATCGACCACAGAACCGTGGTAGAAATATGAATAGCCTTCCGGGACGCGTTCAGCTCGGAACAGCACTTCGTTTCTTGGCAGTGACTGGGTGCAGTTCAGAGCGTCAAAGTGTTACGGAAGGTGGACTACGCGCGGCGCGTGCTGCGAGGACCCCGGGCACTTCGGATACTATATCCATAGGCCCCCCAGCCTCAGAACTTCTTTGTTTTGAATACTGCCCGATGACTGAGTCACTATAACTGGGCTTATGCGCGTCCCGGTACTTTTCAGGCCGGGTACGGATTGAATTCCGCGCCGTAAAGTAACCACAGTGGGCAGATGCTTGAAGGCTCCCCCGACTTCAAAAAACTGTTCGACTACCGCGCGCGCATCGACGAATCGGTGCAGGCCCCGCGCACTCGCGATTGCTACCGAGAGAGCTGGAGGCGATTCACTCTTTGGTGCGGTCGCGCCAATCGCTGCCCATTTCCAGCGTCGGCCGAAACAGTGATTCTGTATCTCACCGATTCGCTTCTTTCCGGAGGCAAGATCGAAAGCGCGCGGGTTTACATGAACGCCGTGAACGATGCGCATCGGTCTGCTAGGATTCCAATTCCGGAACCTCTCGCCATCCGGCAGTTTCTGATATCCGCGCAAAGACTTCGTTGCGAGAAGCCCGACCAGAAGACGCCGCTGCGGATCGAGGACCTCCGCCGGATCTGCGCTGCAATGCTGGGAAGCACACGACCAGGCGACATCCGAAATCGGGCGGTGCTCACTCTGACCTTCGCCACGGCTCTGAGGAGATCGGATATCGTGGCGCTGGACCTGGATGACATCCGATGGGTCCCAAAGGGCATAGTCGTCGTCCTGGACCGCGAGAAACAGGATCAGGCTGGCGTAGGGCGATTGATCGGCGTGGAACCCGGGCAGCAACCGGAAACGGATGCCGTAGGCGCCCTCCGCGCGTATCTCGAGATCCGAGGCTCTGACAGTGGACCGCTGTTCCGCCGTCTGCGGTGGCCCTTCCAGCGATTGCAGCCTGTCGCAGTGGCGAACATCCTGAAAGCCGCCATCCGCAGTATCGATCTGAATCCCAGGGACTATGCGGCGCACTCGCTGCGTTCCGGTTTTGTCACAACGGCCGTCGCGGCCGGCGTCAATGAATTTACGATTGCGCGCCAGACGGGCCATCGATCGCTGGTCACGCTGCGAAGATACTTTCGTGAGGGGGATCCCTTTCGGGCTAACGCGTCGTCGATGCGTGGTCTCTGAGTGGGCTTCCATCGCTCGCCCCGTGTCTTAGGGCTGAGGAAGCGGCGCAGGAGACACCCATTGGCTGAGGGAGCCGCCGGCCTGCGCCGTCCTCAATCCTTATTGCTAATCGGGAAGGCTGGCCGGCCCGCCCGACATTTCATTTTTGCGCACGACAGCGCGATTGTAAGTACTGTTCTGGGTACCGATTTTTAGCTGAGGAACTCATAGCCATCCCAGAACGAAACCGTCAGTGTAACAGTACCGTGATGGGGCTGACACGGCCGGACGAAAGATTTCAGCGAATGAAGGGCGAAGGACGATTCGGGAAGCAGGTTTAATGCCTGGAATCCCACTCAGGCGATAGGATTCCCGCCAGATCGGCCGTCTTATGATGCCGGCGTCCGTCGTCCCCGTCGATCGTGGTAACCGTCACGGGGTTCAAAAGATCTTCAGGCGAAACGGCGAAATCGAAGGCCATCACAACCGTGTGGCCCTTGTTCGCCACAACCCGACGTGCAACTGGCTGAATTGCATTGCCGCTGATCGTAATAACGAGATTGGAACGATGGGAATGTGCGTCGGCGTTTTCAGCATCTCTCAAGTTCCATGCCGTAAAGCCGTTGGTATTCAACTGAACTTCAACATACGCGTGCAGCAGTCCAACAGGGTGGGTATCGACAACCTTCAATTCGCGCATCTCGAACCGAGCCTCTGCGGAAGCAAGGGCAATGTCCTGCCAGTCGTTAAAGAAAGTGACCGTGGTATACCTGCCAATTTCCACACGCCTTCCCAGGAGTCCTTTACTGAGGAACTTGTCTGGAGATTTATACTCCTGGCCTTTCTGAATCGCAGATTGAACCTGTGATGCTGTAAGGCTTGCGGCATTCACCTGTCCGAAAGCCGCGCCCGCGAATAATGCCAAGCCTGCCATCAGTTTTTTCATATCCAAACGACAACTGCACTCGCATGGCCAATGCCACACCACGCCAGCAAGAACTCGCACGACTGGGTGACATTGCTCAGTCATGCGGTGAACGCGAGCGCCTGAACGCATCGAGGCCCACAAAAGGCCCATGCTGAAACGGCCACTGCCCGAAGAAAAATAGCCCATCGTCTGTTGTCAGGACAGCACACAAGTGTCGCGTTCAGAGGACAGCGTTGCTAGGCTAAGGAAAGCGAAGGGCCACGGAAAGTGGCCCCCAAAAAACTCTTACTGGAAAAAACCGCCAACCCGTTGACGCGGGTTCGCAGCACTTTTCATCTTACGCGGGTGCTGTGATGTTGGCAATTGACGAAGCGGTTTCTTCCCGTAAGGACGCGCTACCAGCCTGCCTCGACGGCGAGAATTCCAACAGGCTGGTGAGCCTATGGGACATGCTGGAGAGGTACGCCTTCGGTTTCTACGAGGTTGTTTGCCACCTTGAAAACCAATACCAACACGCCAAGATTATGTCTTCCAGTTCTCGCCCGACGACGGTTGACGCCTCACTGCGTCAAGCGCTATCAAAATCTCTTTCCGAGATGCGAAAGGAATGCGATGCTCTAGCCTTGGAGCACACTTCAGGCCTGATCTCACACCACGAGGCCCAGATACTTCGAAAAGGCGAGGCATATACATACCACGAGATGTTGAGCGATCTGGATACTTTGAGGTTTTCGTTTTCTGCGGAACTCCGGAAGCGGGTCTTTCTCAGAATCCGGGAGGAAAACGAGAAGTACTTCCAGAAAGACGATCTGTTCGGAATAGCGGTTAACACAGCATTCCCGTCGTGCATCACCGAAATTCGAGATGCCGGCAACTGCTACGCGCTTGAGCAAGGAGAGGCGGCTGTATACCATTTGATGAGAGTTCTTGAGCGGGGGCTCCGCACCCTGGCAGTAAAGTTCGGTGTGGATTTCAGTCATACCAACTGGCACAACGTCATCGAAGCGGTGGAGAAAGAAATCAGAAAAATGAATTCCAGCCTCGGTCCCGACTGGAAGGAGCAACAGAAATTCTGCTCGCAAGCGGCAACCCATTTCATGTTTTTGAAGGATGCGTGGCGGAACCACGTCATGCATGTTTCGGATGTGCCCTACGACCAAGGCAGAGCGTTGAGCGTGCTCGGACACGTAAAGGATTTCATGCAAGCGCTGGCTGAAGGCGGGATAAAAGAGTGAATCCTATGGAAAGCTTGAGCGGCAAGCGGTTGCCCACCCCATCACCCACGACCGAGAGCTATGGGATCGAACTGTATCTCGCAGCCATTCTCGAAGAACTGCAATGGCAACGCAAGCAGCGCACGCCGATCGCAACCCACGCGCGCCCGGTGCCAACCCTCGACGCGCAGGGCATCTCGCTCGGAGGCAGGGGCAAGATCTCACTGCCGAAGAGTTAACATGCTCTCCATGACCAAACTGACCGCCCTCGATTTCACCGATCTCCGGTATCTGGAGATCACGTGCTCCAACTGCAAGGCTAGGCTTACGATTGACGCCGGCGCGAACACTCAGGCCCCAGCATCGTGCGGCGGTTGCGGAGTGAGCTTCGAGGAAATCTCGGTCAGGGAACCCATCAAGCATTTCATGCAGGCATACCGCACTCTCACCCACGAGGCTCAGAAATTCAGATTCCGCGTCATCGTGGAAGAGCCGGCGTCCGGCGCCAAGAGTTAAAGCATCGCTTGAGCAGCTAAACCATCACTTGAAGGTTGAATGCAGGATAACGACCTTATTCGTCCTGATTGGGAATACCATATTGCGCATCTGTGCAGTGACGTCGAGACGTAGTGGAATGCCGCGCCAAGCCTCGCCAAACCCGCGCCAATCGGTGCTTGGGTGAATTATTCCAATCGGTCCTTGGCCTTCGATTCTTCGATGCTCTGCCACTGCATGTTGTCCGGTGAATCGGCGCCGCCGCGCTTCAACGGCACGATGTGGTCGATCACGTAGCCAGGGCAGGATCCCGTTTCCGCTCCCGTCGACGGGCAAGGCTGCAAACGTTCAAACGTGCGCCGCGCGGTTGAGCTGCGACGAATCCGGCCGGCTGGCGTTCGCTCGCACGTGACGCAGTAATTCGCGCGGTGCCGTATGCTCGGCCTGCTGACTGCCGGCGGCCGCCCCTGGTCCCGCACTTCGCCGCGGGCGTTCCATTCTGGAACACAGCCAGGCGCCAGCGTCCCAAAAAGCAACGCGAGTGTACCGATTCGAAACAGAAACGAGGGCATCACCAGTGAGGAAGGCACGCGGTGGGCCAGAGGGGATCATGATGTGGTCTTGATAATTTATCATCACCGTATCATGACGGTCTTTTCTCTTGGGTGCTTCGATGCCTTTCAATCGCGCGCTATGATGGATGGCTGTTGAGCGGTGGTCTGCCGTGCAAGGCTTTGCGTAGAGAGGGAGAGAGCGCCGTGTTAACTAAACGTAGCGTCGGGTACCTGCTGGCCAAGATCGAGCGTTACGAGAGCGCTTTCCGGGAGATCATCGCGCTGCCAGGGCTTGCGCACGATGGAGACGAGGCTAGGTTGATAGCGGAGGCTGCGTTACGGATCAATGACCCGACAACGCCCGCAAAAAGCAGCCCTGACACCGAGGCGCTGAAGAGCCATCAAGACGACGTAAGCGGCTGAACGTCGCGAAGCCCCAATGGGAATGTTCCAATGTTCGAAGCGCCGCGAACCGAGCGAGAGTCGCCCAAGCCATGAGAATTCTAAACCAGCACTTCAGAATTCTCACCCGACCCGGTGAATACCAATCTGACAATACGCCGCTCCACACAGACACCCTTCCGCATGGACCACCTGCGGCGCCGCGCCTCCTCCCAACGCCTGCGGATAACACAGACTCCACCTGACCAGCTCGGCCCGCCCATGGCACTCTAATGCCACGCTGAGTTTGCGCAGGCAGGACTTGACCGTATGCGGGGAAATCCCCAGAATATCGGCGATGTCTCGGATCGGATGACAGCGAACCAGCAGGCTCAAAATCTGGCGCTCGCGCAGTGACAACGCAACGTGCGGAACAAGCTCGCCATCATGGTTCTCAAAGTCGAAGCAGCGCACTCTCTAAATCGAAGTGCTCCTTTTGGATGATATCGCTCCGATGAATCCGGCTTCAAAACTGTGGCATTCCTGACAGTTAGCGGCCTTTTTCATCCATTTGGACGGTACTTTATACAGCCATATTGGGGATAGCGCGGTCTGAAATACAGTGCGCACCATGGGAACAGGCATACATGGGAGCACTGCTTCAGATTGCACGAATTCACGCGGTCCTAGAGATTGTCGATGAGTTGCCTCCTTTTCCGTGCAGATCCGAACTGGCTCCCATGCCGCCAAAACCGAAAGTCATCGAGATGAAAAAGCGGCCACGTGAGATCGCCCCGCTGCCGCCGGCGGCATAACAAAAAGGAATGAATCGAAAATGATAGGCAAAGTAGCAGACTCAAGATCGTTGCTCGGCAACCCCGCGCGCTTCTCTATTCCAGCGCTCGACCTGGACGCGGTATTCGCTGGAACTGTTCCGACCCAGCCTCCGCATCCGTTTCCCCCGGTGGCGCGCAAGCTGAATAGCGTGGAGAAAAAAGCCAACGCCCAGACGGAACAGGATTTCGAAGTGGTGCGAGCGGTAGCCGACTACAAGGCCGACCACGACGGCGCCGATCCGGATGGCGAACTGCTGCAGGCCATCGCCGATAAGCACAACGTGGCGTTCACGTATAAGCTGGCCACCTACGAGCCAGGCGAAAAGGAAGTTGTGCTGGAGAACGATCCGACCGTCATCTATCCGGAACCCATCGCGGATGAACCCGCGCCGGTGATCCACCCCACGCAAGGGACGTATTCGCCCAAGCACCCCGTCGGCAAGTAATCGACAGCGTCGGCACGGCGTTCGGCCTCGCGGAGGGGGCGGTAAACTACCCCGGTTTCGTTGTAGCAAGGACCGAACCTTGTCGCAAATCCAAAACAATCAGGCGTTCCCGGTGCCAGTCATGTCTGGCCGCGGTCCTCGCTGCTATGAATGGGCCAATCGCGAACGCCTGTTGTGTTTGATCCAGGCGCCCAACGTCAAAGTCATCCGGCGCCGTAAGGACAAGATGATCGTCGAGCTGCAGGTTCGGGAGTGCGGCGACGACTCAGCGCTTCCCGATCGCAAGGGCAACCCGCGCGCCTATTCGCACGATCACGAAACCGATCAGAATCCGCCGCGGTGCTGGACCCTGCGCCGCCTGAGAAAAGCATCGTGACCGCATTACCTCTACAAAAGGGGATAAACGTGTCCACCGAACCAACGCCGCCGAGTCCCGCTTCACCAGGCTTTCCGCCCAAGATGGACTGGGCTCTCCAGTTGTACGCCCAACTCGCCGCACGGCTAGATGCGGTGGATTCAAAGTTGGACCAGATTCTAGCCAACCAAAAAGAGGAAATCATGGACCTAGCAGCACTTACCGCGCAAGTTACCCAGAACACTACCGTCGAACAGAGCGCCATCACCCTGATTCAGGGCCTTGCGGCGCAACTGGTGGCGAACGCCAACGATCCGGCCGCTATCGCCGCGCTGGCAGCTTCCCTCAACACGTCCGCCACCTCGCTGGCGGCCGCTGTCACAGCTAACACTCCGGCTGCCTAAAAGTAGGGAATTATATACTTGACTCCCGTACGGGAACCATGTATCATTAGGACATGGAAAACAACAAAATGTACCTGACCACGGCGGAAGCGAAAGTAAAGGGACTCGGTTCCGTTCAGGAGCAGATTGACCGCTACAATTCGGCTCTCCCCGCACGTGGCAAGGCCGATTATGAGGCCGATGTCCGCAAACGGCCAACCTACCACGACGGCGGAGCCCGAAAGACCTGGGAGCAGTTGGGATCGGTGGAGCAGTGGTCCTGGAACCGCAAAGTGGAGGGCTGCTGAAATGTCCCGCTCCACTATCAGCACATTCAAGCTCTTCGAGATGTTCCCGGACGTGGAGACGGCGCGGACCTACCTGGAAGGGCGATTGTGGCCCAATGGCCCGGTTTGCCCGGAGTGTAAAACGTCGGATCGGCTCACGACCCGGAAGGACGGTTTCTATCGGTGCAACGCCTGCGGAGACTTCGATTTCACGGTCAGGACGGGAACCATTTTCGAGCGCTCCAAGGTGCCATTGAACAAGTGGGTTTACGCCATGTACTTGCTGGTCACGGCCCGCAAAGGGATTTCCTCCATGCAGCTTGCCAAAGAGATAGGCGTTACGCAGAAAACCGCGTGGTTCATCCTGGGACGCCTCAGGGAAGCGTGCGGCGGTTCGACCGACCCGGAGAAACTCAAGGGCGTGGTGGAGATCGACGAGTGCTTCGTCGGCGGCCTGGAAGGGAACAAGCACAAGGGCAAGAAGCTGAACATGGGGCGCGGCCCTGTCGGGAAAACCGCCGTCCTTGGGATGCGGGAGCGCGGCAAGGGTGGCCGGACGTTCGCCAAGGTAGTTGAGATTCGCACGCTGGACGGCATCCACGGTCAGATCCACGCCAACGTCGAAGCCGGATCGCAACTCTACACCGACGATCACATGGTATTCAGCGACCTGGATGGGCTGTTCTACCGCCACGAGACGGTCAACCACAGCGCCGGTGAGTATGCCAGGGGCGCGGCGTCCACCAACTCCATAGAGAGCGTCTGGGCTGTGCTCAAGCGCGGGCTGCATGGGGTTTACCACCACGCCAGCAAGAAGCATCTGTTCCGGTACGTTGACGAGTTCACTTTCCGGCTGAACGAAGGGAACGTAGAACGCCACACGCTTGAGCGTCTGGATTCCTTCGTGGACGGAGTTTCCGGCAAGCGGCTGACCTACGCGAGGTTGATCGCATGAGCGTACCACTGGACCCACGTGACCCGCACCACGCGGCAATACTAAAGCACCTGAAGCGCCTGCATACTTGGCAACTAGACGCCAAGCTGGTGAATCCCATTCTGAAGCGATCCGGCTGGAAGATTCCGCCGAACGTGGATCGCCGCCAACTGGCGCGTTGGCACTACGGACCATACTACGGCTACGGGGAGCGCGGCCTATGGATTCCGCTGAATTCCATGGGTGGAATGGCAACCAGGGCTTTCGACACGAAAACCGTAAAATTTCCAAAGCGTATCCAGATCGCGCTCTGCAAACTGCTGGAGAAATCCCATGCCGTCTAAATCGGATTGGAGCAATTTGAGGCCGGATGGTACGCCGTTCCGGGACGGCTTGGATGATGGGCCGCCGCTTCCCTCGCAAGCCGTGCGCGACCGGGCCTCCGCAAAGATCGACGCGGAACGGCTGATTACAGACGCCGAAAGAATCAATTGGTTGGAATCGGTCAAATACGGCCAGTTCGGGATAGGCTTCGATGGGCATAAGTATCAAGTCGAGGTACGCGTTAAACAGAAGCGCTTCTTTGGGCGCTCGCTCCGCGCGGCTGTCGATGAAGCGATTAGATCGGAGTGGAAATGACCGTCATTCATACCGAACTCGACGCCCTGCTGTCCCGCGTCCGCGAAGATAGGGCCGATCCCACAGGCAAGAATCGCAACGCCGTGGCTTACGACTGCTGGCGCATGTTTGAGGATTTGGCTGTTCAGTTCAAAGAAGAGTCCACTATGCGCGACCGCTACAAGCGGCAATCCGATAGCTGGCGCGATAAAGCCCTGGAGCTTGCGGATCAGACCCAATGGCGTCCAATCGCGACCGCTCCGAAGGATACCTATGTGTTGATTGGATGGTTTGAACTGCCGGGGCAGAAGTCCTACGCTACGGCGATGTTTCACAGCACCAAGAAGCACTGGTGCAACACCTGGATGGCATTTGCGAAAGACGCTAACCCAACCCACTGGATGCCCTTGCAGGAGCCGCCGAAATGAAGATGAAAACTCCGCCCGAACTCGACCGGATAACGGACGTGGTGCTGGCATATAAACCAAAGCCGAAGACAAAGGCAGCAAAGCGCCGGAAGCGAAAGAGGTTGCGCGATGCCAAGAAAATCTAACGGGAGTCATGTATATAAATCCCTAAAAGTAGGCATATCTCTCACGGAACAGTGGGCGCACAATCCAACTGGAAAGCGCGCCCCTGAAAAGATCGGTGCCAATTGGCTAACAAGAAAATCCTCATCGTGGACGACAACCCGGATTTTCGTAAGGCCATCCGAACGCGCCTCAGGGCCAGCCACTACGATACTTTCTTCGCGGCGGACGGCGTCTCGGGTATAGCGCAGGCGCGCAAGCATCATCCGGATTTGATGATCCTCGACCTCGGGCTGCCGGCCGGCGACGGGTTCGCTGTGATGGCAAAGCTCAGGACGGATCATCCCGCTCTCGCCGCGATCCCGATCATTGTAGTGTCCGCGCACGACGCTGACGAATACAAAGAGCGCGCTATGCAGGCGGGCGCCAAGGCGTTTCTCGAAAAACCTATGGACGTGGGTCAACTTCTGGCAGCCATCCGCGAGGCCCTGGGCGCCGCTTGAAAGTAACGCGCTCATGCCCGAAGAAACACCCTCCCCCGAACCGATAAACCTGCCGGGCGATATTGAATTCTACCGAGACAAGGCGGCCATACCTCTCCCGGCGGCGACGACGGCGCAGCAGGATTTGACTTTCGCGGGCCAGCGCCGAGTCAATCTGATCTGGGAGCACACCCAGGCGATCATTGCGCTGGTGGTGGTGATCGCGGCCATGTTCGTAGGGATCTTGGCGGCGTTTCGCTCGAAGGGGGGAGATATTCCTACCATCATCAGCGTCGCGTTTGGCACGGTAGTCGGTTTTTATTTCTCGCGAACCAATCATGTGGCGATCGGCGGCGTGGGTCCGCAGCCGCGTGACGATCCTTACAAGGGAAGGTGAAAAATGCTGTTCATCATCATCGTGTTGCTGTTGATTTTCGGACTTGGCGGCGGGGCGTGGGGATACCGAACCTACGGCTATGGCGGAGGCCTCGGCATCGTTGGCTTGCTGCTTGTGGTCTTGCTGTTCCTCTGGCTGTTTGGCGCGTTCGGTGCGCAGCACACATTGCGTCTCGGTTATTGAATCTCTGCCAGCGGAAGCCGCGCGGCACTGAGTCACAACACAGTCACTCACTTTTCGCGCGATTGCGGAGCCGCGAAGCCACAAGCCAAAAAGATGTTGGATAGAACCTGTGCCCGTTGCGGCAACTCATTTCAAGCAGAAGCCAAAGAGTATACCTGCCCTGCATGCCGCAAGCCCGCTGGTATCCGCAAGCCATGGACCGGTCCTCTGTCATTCCGTGAGCAGCAGATCGTCAGTCACATAGCGCAGGCGAAATCCAACAAGCAAATCGCCTGGGATCTGCACCTGGCGGAAGGCACGGTCAAGGAATATCTGTACCGCATCTTCCGCAAACTGAACGTCTCGAACAGAACCGAATTGGCGCTACGACATGGCGGCAACAGCAATCGATCGACCACTGCGAACGTCTGAACGGACCGATGCGCGCGCGGTCCTCGAAGAGCAGTTCGATTATCTGATGGACAACGCGGCCACCGAGCAGGTGCGGTATCTGGCGCTCGAACTGGTGTTATTGAAACCGTTTCTATGCCAATCGAAACCGGTGGATCCATGGATTCTCGACTGAAACCTGCGATCGCGTTTAATTGGGATCGATCCCAGACCATTGCGATGGCCAAACCGCACTGCGCAAACTGCCATGGCTTCGGCATGCGCACTACCCGCGGTTGCGATCGGCAGCGCCCCTGTGAATGCGTTTTCCGGGCCATCTTCCGAGCCTGTTATGGACGCTTTCGAGACCTAATGAAACAGGAAAAACACATGAGCAGTGTGTCTCTCGAATTCGGCCATACCAAGGACAATCGTGTGATGTACGGCCGCAAGACCGAGGAGTATATCGCGGATTTCTGCCTGGTGAGCCGGCGCATACTGGACGAGTTCGAGTATGAGATTTTCCGGCGCCACTTCCTCGAAGGCGCTGACTACCACGCTTGCTGCAGCCGGATGAAGATCGACCGCTATGCGTTCTTTCATGCGGTCTATCAGATTGAGCAGAAGCTTGGCCGGACCTTTCGCGAGATGCGGCCGTACGGCCTGTTTCCGCTCGATGAGTATTTCGGCGGAACGGTGCGCTTGGGGTCACTCGCCAAGGGCGAATTTATTGGCAATCCCACGGATTCTCTACCAGCGGAAGCCGCACGGCATGATCCAGCCAGAGCCGGTTTTCCTGCGTACCCATAACCTATGATTATTGTTTGCTGGAACGCTTGATGGTTGACGCAACGGCCGTCACCGTCGCCAGCCTGGGCGAACTGGCTCCGGTTTTCGACAAAGCCCGCGAATACGCAGCGGCTTCGAAAGCGCCGAACACCGTGCTCGCGTATCGCAGCGACTGGCAGCACTTCAACACCTGGTGCCTCCTGCGGGGACTCGAAACCATGCCGGCGGCGCCGCATACGATCGCCCTGTTTATCGCCGATCTGGGTGGCGTCAACAAGCCGGCCACCATCATCCGGCGACTCGCGGCCATTTCCAAGGTGCACCAGGCGGCCGGGCACGAATCGCCCTGTGCCATGCGCCACGCCGAGGTGCGGGAAGTGCTGGCCGGCATCAAGCGCACACACGGCACAGCCCAGGCGGGCAAAGCAGCGCTATTGACCGATCATCTGCGCCAGATGCTCGACGTCATCCGGCCTAACAGGCTTATCGGTAAACGAGATACAGCCATGCTGCTGCTCGGGTTCGCGGGCGCGTTCCGTCGCTCGGAACTGGTCGCATTGACCATTAACGATATCGTCTTTAAGGACGATGGGCTGAAGGTCACGCTACGCCGCAGCAAGACAGACCAAGAAGGACACGGCCGAGCCGTGGGCATTCCGTATGGCAGCAGCCCGCAACTGTGCCCGGTGCGCTCGCTGCGTCGGTGGCTGGAGGCGGCAGGCATCGTCGAAGGGCCGCTATTCCGCGGTGTGAACCGACACGGCCACGTGGCCGAGCATGGCCTTACAGACCAGGTGGTGCGCAGGATTGTGCAGCAATACTGCAAGACGGCGGCCTTGGATGTCACGCAATTCTCAGCGCATTCGCTGCGCAGCGGGTTCGTCACCCAGGCGACTATAGGCGGAGCCTCGGAACGCTCGATCATGAACCAGACCGGCCACAAGAGCGCGGCCATGGTTCGCCGGTACACGAGGGATCTGGACCTCTGGCGGGATAATGCGGCCACGCGCCTCGGCCTCTAAGCCGTGCCATCCCACCCCACCGTCACCGCGGGTCCTTCCCGGCCGGCCCTCCGCGCGCGGGTCATGCGGAGGCGCCTTTTGTGTAGTTTTCATCGTTTTTCGACGGTTGACGGTTGGTTGACGGGTGACACCAGGCAGGTTGACGGGCGGGCTCACCGCTTACGCTAAGTACCGGACGACAAACGGCAAGCCGACGACGAAGCAGGCCGTGGCCAAGGCGGTGCAATCGGGCCGCATCCGCGCCGCCGCCGGCGTGATCGATTTCGCCAAAGCCGACAAAGACTGGGAGCGCCGCACCGATCCGAGCCGCAGAAGTGGCAGCCAGCCGGACAGCAAACCGGCGCCGACTGTTGAAGCTCCGGCCGCCGAAGCCGACGATGGCCCGCCCGTCGCCAACATCAACGACTTCCAGAAGTCGCGGGCCTCGAGGGAATACTGGGAGGCCGAAATGGCGCGCTTGAATTTCGAGCGCAAGCAGGGCGACGTGGTCGACCGCATCAAAGTCGAGGCCGCCTGGGGCGAACTCGTCTCCACCGTGCGCAACCAGATGCTGCTCATCCCGGATAAAGTGGCGCCGAAGGCGGCCGTGCTCACCGACGTGCTCGAATGCCGCGCCTTGATCGACCGCGCGGTCCGCGAAGCCCTCACCGACCTGTCAGAGCATTCGCCTGACATCGCGTGAGCGTCATTGCCGAGGTATCGCGCGCCGCCTACCGGCTGTTCGCCCCGCCGCCGGAGGTTACCGTCTCCCAGTGGGCGGACGAGCACCGGCGTTTGTCGCCCGAAAGCGCGGCCGAGCACGGCAAATGGACCACGCTATCGTTCCAGCGCGAGCCCATGGACGCAGTTTCGGACCCGCGCGTGCGCCGTGTGGTGATCAAGAGCTGTACGCAGCTCCTGAAGACGGTCACGATCGAAAACGCGGTCGGATATTTCATCGACCAGGACCCAGGCCCGATGCTGATCATTCAGCCACGGGACAAAGACGCCAAAGATTTCAGCAAGGAACGCCTGGCGCCGATGATTCGGGACACGCCGCGTCTGAAATTGAAGGTGGCCGACTCGAAATCTCGAGATTCCGGCAACACCATCGAGGAAAAGCGCTTCCCGGGCGGCATTCTGGCGGTCACTTCGGCCGGATCCCCGGGCAACCTGGCCCGGCGCGCCATCCGCTTCCTGTTTTGCGACGAAGTGGACAAATACGCGCTCTCCGCCGGCGCCGAAGGCAACCCGGTCTCGCTCGCGCGCAAGCGCATGGCCACCTTCCGGCACCGCGCCAAGGAAATCGATACCTGCTCGCCCACTTCCGAGGGCAGCGAGATCGATCGCGGCTACGAAGTCTCGGACCAGCGCCAGTTCTGGGTTCCGTGTCCCCAGTGCGGCCAGCATCAGTCGATGATGCTGAAGTTTCGCACGCAAGTGCGCTGGGATTCGACGCTTCCGACCCGCGAAGAGCAGGCGGTCTCGGCGCATTATCACTGCGAGCATTGCGACGCGGCCTGGAACGATGCCGAGAGATGGAACGCGGTCGAGCGCGGCGAGTGGCGCGCGGCGAAGCCCTTCACCGGGATCGCCGGGTTCTGGATCAGCGAGCTATACAGCCCGTGGAAGCAGCTCTGGGATATCGTCCTCGACTACCTGACCAAGAAAGACAACACCGAGGACCTGAAGACGTTCATCAACACGTCGCTTGCCGAGAATTGGGCCGAGCCGGGTGAAGCGCTCGAATGGGAACGCCTCCTCCAGCAGCGTGAATCGTACCCGGTTGGACAGGTTCCGGTGGGCGGATTGTTCCTGACGGCCGGCGCGGATGTGCAGCGCGAGAACGGCGGCCGCATCGAAGTCGAGCTTGTCGCCTGGGGACGCAATCGCGAATCTTGGAGCGTCGATTATCGAATCTTCTATGGCGATCCGACTCAGCCGGATGTATGGCGGCACCTGGAAGCGTTCCGGGCCCAGACGTTTGAACGTGAAGGCGGCGGAGTACTCTCGATCGAGCGGATGTTTGTAGACTCCGGCGATGGAACGATCACGCCAGCAGTTTACGAGTGGGTACGCTTGCAGCCCCGTCCTCAGACTTGGGCGATCAAGGGCTATTCGAAGGGCGATCCGGTTGGATCTCCGCACGCTGTCGAAGCCACGGTAGGCGGACGCAAGCTCAAATTCGGCGTGCTGTTCAAGACGCTGAACCCGGATTTCTTCAAGGGGCAGCTCTTCGCCGATCTCCGCAAGCGGCCGCCGACCGCCGACGAGCTGGGCTTGGGCTACGGATATCCCGCGGGCTTCTGTCACCTGCCGGAAGATCCGACCTATGGGGACGAGCACTTCAAACAGATCTGCTCGGAGCACTTAGTCACTCGCAGAGATAAGAAGGGGCGCGCGCAGCAGGAGTATCAGCAGACCCGGCCTCGGAATGAGGCGCTGGATTGCAGGATCTACGCGCAGGCGGCGGCGTGGGATTTCGGATCGCACCGCTTTCAGGAAAAACACTGGGCGGCACTCGAAAGCAGAATCGCAGCCAGCAAGCCAGTGACTCCTGGTGAGTCAGTTCAACCTGTGCAGAGACCGCAGCAGCGTATGCAGATCAGGCTAAGGTAACAATGCCCTATACAACTTGGCAACTCGACACAGCGATCGCTCAGCTAGAGGCTGCTCTACTGGCCGGAGCCACCGCGGCGGAAGTGTCCTTCGAAGGTCGGATGTATCGGGCTCAGACTGCCGCAGAGATCCGCAACCGGATCAGCTATTTCAACGCGCTCTATCCCACCGCCACCGACGCTCCTCCACAAGTTCCTAAGACCAGGACGTTCTATCTCTTCGGCGGTAAAGGCATCGGCTGGTAATGTTGAGCGAGTACCTCAAAACTCTCGGGCGCGCCCTCACCGGCCGGCTGACCGCCAACAGCCCCAGCACCTACATCTATCCCGCCGGCACGTCCGGCTACAACAGCGCCGCCATGGGCCGCCGCACGGTTACCATCGGCAGCTCGACCCGCGGCGTAAGCTCGCTCGCGCTTTCGGACGGCCCCCTCCTCACCGCCCGCGCGCGCAAGGCGGTGATGGACAATCCCCTGGCCGCCAGCGGAGTCACGGCGTTTATCGCCGAAGTCATCGGCACGGGCCTCCGTCCGCACTCGCGGCACTCCGATACCGATACCCGGCAACTGCTCGAGAAGGAGTTCGGCCTCTGGGTCCCGCAGGCCTCCGCCACGCGCCGTATCGGGGCGGACGGCAATTCCGACAGCCTGCAGGATTTCTACCTGCTGCAATCGCTCGTCTGCCGCAACGTGGTGGAGGCCGGCGAGGCCTTCGTCCGCCTGCGCCCCAGGATGGCGGCGGATTTGTCGCCCATCGGCCTCCGCGTGCCCCTGCAGCTCGAGCTGATCGAGCCCGAACAACTGCCCTTCTGGAAGATGTCGGGGCAAATGTCGTCGCCCACCAACCTGGTCCGCGCCGGCATCGAGTTCGATCAGATCCACCGGCGCGTCGCCTATCACTTCTATCGCGACCATCCGGGCGATTCGACCATCTGGCCGAATGCCTTCGAAGTCGTGCGCATCCCCTCGCCGAGCGTGCTGCACGTGATGGAGTTTCTGCGCGGCAATCAGATCCGCGGCATTACCTCGCTTGCGCCTATCCTGATCCAGCTCGCCGACATGGACGATTACGACGATGCCGAGCGTCTCCGTCAGAAGCTGGGCGCCTACATGTTCGGTTGGAAGAAGTCACTCACTCCGGACGATCCGCAGCTCGCCCAGTTGACCACGGTAGCCAACGACCAAGCTCCCGCCGGCGTGGCTTATGTCGAAGCGCAGCCGGGCACCATGACCATGCTCGATGCCAACGCCGGCGAAGAGTTCGATTTCTATTCCCACCCCGGAGTCACGAACACCTACGAGGCGTTCATGCGCGTGCAGCAGCAGACCATCGCCACCGCGCTGCGCGTCTCTTACGACCAGTTGACCGGCGACATGAACCAGGTCAACTATTCGAGCGCGCGCATCCGCCTGATGGGATTGCGCCGCATCTGGAAACAGTACCAGCACGCCGTCATGAAGCAGCAGGTCTGCCGCCCGATATGGCGCGCCTGGCTGGATGCCGCGGCCCTGGCTGGTGTCATCGACGCCAAGGATTACCGCAAGCATCCCGAAGAGTATCTGAATGTCGAATGGCTGGCGCAGCCGTGGGAGTATGTGGATCCAGTCAAAGACGTGACCACCGTCAGGATGGAAATCGAATCCTGCCTGGATTCCCGCGAGGCAAAGATAGCGGCAAGAGGCGACGTGCCCGAAGAGGTCGACGCGGCCATCAAGCGCGATCACGACCGCGAAAAGTTGCTGGGCATTGTGCCGGTGTATGGCAATTCCCGCGTTACTGAGACTGTTCCTCCCGGACAGAACGAGGACCTGGCTGGAACTGAGCCGGCCCCGCCCGACTCGCCCGGCGCTCCTCCGAGCCCCGCGCCCGGGAAAGGCAAACCAAAACCATGATCGCACTCCCCAGATTAGCCGGCCGCATCTTCGGCGTTCCCCTCGCCATCGAGCGCGGCAAGCTCGATGTGATCGTGGCCGCGGTCGCCCCGCGCCTGCTGGGTGGAGATCTCGCCATGTGGGACGGCGACGACGATCCCCCGCCGAGGGCCAAAGCCTCCAATATCAACCAGGACGGCGTAGCCACCATCGACATTCAGGGCACGCTGGTGAGTAAGTCGACCGGCATGGATGCCGCCTCCGGCTTGACCAGCTACTCGCAGATCGCGCGCGACTTCTTCGGCGCCGTCGATAACTCTTCGGTGCGCGGCATCCTGCTGAATATCGATTCGCCTGGCGGGGAAGTTCAGGGCATGTTCGACCTGGCCGACGCCATGCTCGCCGCGCGTGGCAGCAAGCCCATCTGCGCGTTCGCCGGATCGGCCTATTCCGCGGCGTACCTTCTGGCGTCGACCGCCGATCAGATCATCGTGCCGCGCGACGCCGGCGTGGGCAGCGTGGGAGTCATGCTGCTGCATTTGGATGAGTCGGGCGCCGACCAGAAAGCCGGCCTCAAGTACACAGCGATCTTCGCCGGCGATCACAAGAACGACGGCACCCCGCATGAGCCGCTGACTGACTCCGCCCGCGCGCGCATGCAGGAAAGAGTCGATGCGGTCTACGGCCTTTTCGTCGCGTCGGTGTCCCGCGGCCGCGGCATGACCGCGGATGCCGTAAAGAAGACCCAGGCACTCACCTACACGGGACAAGCCGGCGTGGCCGTAGGTTTCGCCGATGCGGTGGGCACCCCAGCCGACGCTCTGGCCCTTGTCACTCGCGCCGTACAGACCAACAAGAAGACACTATCCGCGGCCAAGGCCGCACAAGAGGAACGAATGAATATGTCAGCAATCGCGAAACACCATACCGCAACCTCGGACGCCCCTTGGGACGCCGCCGAGAACGTGAAACGGCTTCCGAGCGAGCAGAAACCGCTCCAAGGAGCGCACGCCTGGGAAGACCCCGCCGGGAATCCGGACAGCAAGGCGAGTTACAAGTTCCCGCATCACAATGTCAGCGACGACGGCAAAGTAGGCGCCGCCAATCTGGCCGGGGCCAAGGCCGGCATCGATGCGCTGAACGGCCCCGAAGGGAAGGCCATGCCCGCTGCCGATCGACAGGGCGTGCATGACCACCTGGCCGCGCACCTGAAAGACGCCGGCAAGGAAGTCCCGGAACTGATGGACCTGGACGCATCCGCCGCGGCCGCCGCGCTGCCGCTCCAAGCTGCAGAGACCGCCATTCCGGATGAAGTCCGCGCCGCCGCGCGCGAGCAAGCCCGTGCCGAGATCGGCGCCATCGTCGATATGTGCGCCATCGCCGGCAAGCCGGAGCTGGTTGCCAAATTCATCAGCTCGAACACCTCCGCCGAAGACGTGCGGAAGCAACTGCTGGCCGCCAAGGTAGCGGAAAACGGGCCGGAGCTGAACAGTTCTGTAATGCCGGGGGCCGATGCACTCAAGCCCGGCAAAGGCACGAAACCCACGGGCAAGGCACAGCCCTGGAAGGAAGTCATCGCCGCGCTTTGCGGGCGAAAGGAGAAACAAAACTAACATGCTTATTTACGAAGATCCCCGCATCGGCGATGTCCTGCTATGGCAGACCGGTGAAGAGGTCAACTACGTCGTCTCGACTGTCACTGTCGAGGCCGGTATTCCCGCCTGCGTTATCGGCCAGGTCCTGGGAATGCAGACCTCCTCGGGGCAATACACGCAACTGACGCCGGCCGCTTCGGACGGCACGCAAAACGTCGCCGGCATTCTACTCGAACCGATCACCCTCCCGCTGGGCAGTGTCTCGCCGTTGTCGACCAACCAGTACAACGTGCTCACCCGCGGCCCGGCCGTCGTGAAATCGACCGGCCTGGTCTATACCGCGGGCATGACCTCCGGACAGATCGCCACCGTTGCGACGCAGCTTCTCGCACTCGGCATCAAGATCGAAACCGCATTCGGCGTGTAAGTAACCGACGCCTCAAAACTCTTCGCTTAAGGACAATCCAAATGGCTGTAGACATTCTCAACGTATTCACTCAGGACGCTTTCGGCGTGGTCGCCCTGACTGAAGCAATCAACGACATAACGCCGCAATACGGGCGCCTCGGCGCCATGGGCCTCTTCAAAGACGAAGGGGTCAATCAGCGCATGGTCGCGGTGGACTTCGACCCCATCACCAACCAACTGCTCCCGCAATCCCGCTGGGGCGGACCGGGCGTGGCCAACAAGACCAACGTCGCGCGCACGCGCAGCTATAACCTGCCGCACTTCCCCATCAACGATCAGATTCTCGCTGGGGATCTGCAGGGGCGCCGCCGGCCTGGCTCCGACGAAGTCCAGGACGCGCAATGGCTCCTGGGCAAGAAGATGAAGGAAATGCGCCTCAAGCTCGAACAAACTCTCGAGTGGATGCGCCTGGGCGTGCTCAAGGGCGGCATCGTGGCAGACGGCTTGGGCAATACCATCCTGAACATCTATTCCGATTTCGGGCTCACTCAAGCGGTCACTTCGCTGGCCCTCGCTACCTCGACGACCGACGTCATGGGCGCGATCGCGAAACAGAAGCGCGTGACGCTGCTCAACCTGCGCGGCGAGCTGATGACCCAGTTTATCGGCTTGTGCTCGGATACCTTCTACGATGCGCTGGTCTCGCATCCCAACGTGAAGGTGGCCTTCACTTATTACCAGAACAACGGGCAGAACCTGGCCGGCGATTATTCGGGCACTAACGAGCAGCCCAACGCCGCGGGCATGACCAATCAGGGCGTGCGCGGCTTTGTGTTCGGCGGAGTCACCTGGGTGGATTATACCGGCGCCGTAACCGATTCGACCGGCGCCAGCCAGCCGCTGATCGATGCCGGCTCCTCCTATCTCTTCCCGCTCGGGACCTCGGTCTTCAAGACCTTTTACGCGCCTGCCGACTACATGGAGACGGTCAACACGGAAGGCCTGCCCTTCTATTCGAAACAGAGACCGTTGAACTATGACAAGGGCATCGAGATGGAGTGTCAGTCCAATCCGCTGCCGATTTGTCTCAAGCCTCTGGTCATTCAGAAGCTGACCATCTGAGCCTCCCCGTGGGCAACTTCGCCAGTCTCCTGGCAACCCTGAACGCGGGCGCCATAGGTGTGTTCGGGACCGCGGCGACGTACCAGCCGCCGACAGGTCCCGCGCTGCAGATCCAGGGAATCATCCTCGCGTCCGGGATGCCGGAATCCAAGGCGCCCGGCTACTTCTGTGATTTCTTCGTCTCCGTGGGCGCGAATCCGGGAGAGCTTCCGTTCGCGCCGGTCCGCTACGTGACGGTGATCTTGAACGGCGTGGCCTACTACGTCAACGATGTCACCGCGGACAAAGTGGGGAACGGTTACCGCCTCATCCTCAACAAGAATTTTCCATGAAACCAAAATCTCAACCACAGCTTGAAGAATTGAAAACTCTCGCCGAATGCGAAGAGGCCATGAGCTGCCTGCTACGGCACTCGACCAGGCGCGAGGAACTGGAAGCCGAGCGAGACAGGCTGATGGGCGACACAAACCGGATGTATCAGCCGTCGATCGAGCTGATTACCAGTCATCAGCAGTCACTCGAATTGCAGTTGCGGCAGTACTACCTGACGCACGCCGCGGAGATCGAGAAGGATGGCGCGAAAATCCTGAAGCTCGCCAGCGGAGTCATGGGCATGCGTCTCACTCCGCCGTCGCTGAAACTGCTCAACAAAAAGTGGACCTGGCATTCAGTGCTCGCGGCGCTGCATACCGTCTTTGGCGACAAGTTCGAGCGCATCCCGCCTCCGGAGCCGAACAAGCAGCTCATTAAGACGGATCTACCGGCCGAAGAGATGAAAGTCTACGGGCTCAAGCTCGAACAGGAAGAGATCTTCTACGCGGAGCCGCTGCGGGCAGCCGCCGTGTCGCATTAGGCCCCATGATCAGTCTCCAAATATCGAGAGCCGCGCGGCAGGCTGTCACAACGGGCCTCACCGCTACCTTCCAGGCGAACTTGAACCAGGCCTCCACCGATTTCGACGTTCCGAGTTTCACCATCGACTTCGCCGGCGAATCGGACGCGGGGATCACCTTCGTACAGGCCAAGCTCGCCCGCGAAGACCTCTTCAAGCTGCTGAAGCCGGCCACGAGCTGCATGGCCATCTGGTCGGATGAACTGGAAGACCAGAACTGGCAGCATCCCAACACCTTCTCCGGTTCGGTGACAGTCGCCGGGGAAGTTCACCGCTGGGTCGCCGTCTCGCAGCTCGCCGATCTGGCGAACGGCGAAGACTACCTGGACGCCATCAAAACCGCGCTGGTCGAGACGTTCAACGGCCGCGACTCCGAAATCAACGGCGGAGACGTTTGGTATAACCACGCCCTGCGCATCGAGAACACGGAGTGGGCCTGGTTTAAGGATGGCGCGATCGCTACCGTGCATTTTCAACTTTTATTCGAGGTAACTACGTCATGACCTATCGTTTTCTGGGGACGCAGACATTGATTCTCGGCCCCAACCCACAGAGGCTCACCAAGTTCGGTCAACAGTTCGAACTGACGGAAGCGCAGCTCCCGAACGTCCTGCATGAGCGCGGCATCACCGCGATTCCGGACGCGGCGTTCTGTGAAATCTTTCCCGAGGGGAAAGTGGATTCCAAAGCGAAAGACTTCGCCGAGCAAAAGAAGCGCGCCCTCACCGTGCTGCACGAGCTGAGGGCCAACGCAGTTGTGGGACAGGCGTCCCCGCCTGTCGATCCGGAACAAAACGTTCCTGAGCAAAAGGAGGCCATCTAAGTGGCAAACCAAATTTATACCAGGCTGCAGCGGGTCTATCCCGCGATCGAGACGACTTTCGGCATCGCGCCGGCGGGCGCCCCCTCCGATAGCGACTGCTGCCTGATCACCACCTTTTCCGGCGACGCGAAAAACCCCGAAATCGTGCGCCCCGACAAGACCGGCGCATTCGGCGAAATCCTGGGCATCATGGGACGGCGTTCGGCCACCTGGTCCGCCACACTCTCGGCCGCGGCGAATGGCGTTAAAGGCATCAAGCCGGATTGCGACGTCTTCCTGCAGCTCCTCTTCGGCCAGGCCTCCGTCGCCGTCGCCAGCACCTCGGTGACTTACACGATGAACGAGATCGGCTGCCCCACGGCCACCGTCTTCGATTACAACAACCCCGGTACGGCCGCTCAATTTGCCGCTCTGGGCTGTCTCTGCAGTAAGTTCAGTACTTCGTTCGGCGGCGACGTCCCCATGCTCAGCTTCTCGGGCGAGTGCATGTGGGTCTATGACACCATCCAGGCGGCGGACACGAATACCGACACGATCGCGCCCGGCGGCCTGGCCTCGTTCCCGGTACAGCCCAGCGCCCCGGTAACCAACGGCGCGCCGCCGCAAGGCTTCTCCGGGCTGATCACGCTCGACGGCAACGCCTTCACCACCGTGCGCACCGGCTCGATCGACGTGACGCTCGCGCGCGAGCTGGAGAAAGACGGCTTTTCGGTATACCCGATGGCGCCCGGCGCCGGATTGTATTCCGTCGCCTCCTCGGCCGAACTCTATGACGATGACTCGACGATTTTAAACACTCTCAAAACAGCGGCGAGCGATCCGCTGGGCCCGGTCATCGGCATCAGCTACCAGATCGGAACCATCCCCGGCAACATCTGGACCTACACGCTGAAGAATTGCCGCGTCACCATGCCGACCTATGACAAACAGCAGGCGCGCCGGACCGTGAAGTTCATGGGCAAGGCGCACGACACCACGATCGGTTCGGCCGACGCTTTCGTGCTGGTGATCACCTAACCCGGTTATGAACTACGAATCGCGGAGAACCTTTAAATCGACCTCCATGCCGGGAGTGGTCTTCGTCCTGCTGAAGATCAACGTCAAGCGCCGGCTTGCGTTCAATTTGCAGATGGCGAAAAAGTTCGAAGCGCTGCGCGAGATCTACAAGCGCCGCCTTCCGCTCGATGGCGAATACCAGGCCGCCGTTAAAGCTGCTCGGGAGAAAGCGCGGCCGGAAATCGAAGCGCTGATGGAATCCGAAAGCCTCACCCGCGAAGAGGCCACCAAAAAGTCCAAGATCAAAATCGAATTCCCGGAAGACAAGCTCGAACAGATCATGACCATCACCCAGGAAGCGCAAGAATACGATGCGCGGGAATGCACCCCGGATATGGTGAAGTTCTTCCTGCAGGAGATCACGGGCCTGGATATTGATGGAGTACCGGCCACCGCCGAGTCACTGATCGACGCCGGGCCCGACGATCTCTACCAGGAGATGGCGCAAGCCATCACCGGCCAGCTCGGCCTGACGAACACGGAGAAGGAAAATTTAACGTTAGCTGGCACTTCAGAGCCTCCGGCGGGTGGTCCAGCGAGTCCGGAGCCGGCGGCCTCACCTATGATTGCGGAGACTGTCGCGAGCGCGGCGACGACCTGACGCGCAACTGCCGCAAGTTTCACGCCGCGGACATGGATCCCGATCGCGGCCGCTGCTGGGAAGCGCGCTATACGGCCGGAAGCGGCAAGAACCAGATCGAATATTACGTCGACGTGGAAACCAATGAATGCCCGGTCGGCTTAATTTCCATCGACACTCTGCAACTCATGCAGACCGTGGACTCCGCGCGGGTAGTGCGCGAAGGCGGCGGAGGCGTGCTGTATGGCGCCGACTCTTCGAAGTGGCCGTGCTGGTATGCGGATGCGGTTGAAGTAATTGAGCTGGCGCGCAAAGCGGAACACTACGCCGGCATGAAAGCGATCAACTCGAGAGACTGAAATGGCAGGGTTCAAAATCACAATCAAGCGCGCCGTCCGCATTCAAGCTCCGCTGTTCACTCGCGCGCAGCGTGTCGCCGTAGGCAACATCGCGCTGAACGTGGTGCGCGATCGCATCAAGGCTGCCTCCGACGCGAACGACCAGCCGGCCAAGCCCCTCTGTGCCATTCGGCCGCGGCGCGGCGGCGCGTCCTACGTGGTGCAAAAACAGATGCGGACCGGCCGGCCGGCTATACGTGACTGGACCCTTACCGGAGCCATGCTGCAGTCCCTCCGGGTCACGGTGGCCACCGCCAAGCGGATTGTGATCAGTCCGACCGATGATCAGAAGGGCAAGCTGGCCGGCAATCAACAGCGCTGCGAGATGTTTGCGCTCTCGCCAAAAGACGAGGCGAAGGTCAATGAGGTCGTGGCGAAGTCCTACCAGGACATGGCCACTCGGATGATCGTGGCGTCCCAAATGTGGCGCGCCGCGGGCGCCGCGCTGATCGCCGGCAACGTAATGGACACCAGTGCCTAAGCAAACTGTAATCGAACTGATCCTCGAAGACGGGCAGATTGTCGGCTCAACCTCCAGGGTGAATGCTGCGCTTCAATCGATCGAAGATAAAGCCCAGCACCTCGGCGAACACCCCGGCTTCGATAAATTCGCGGAAGGCGTCAAGGGGTTCATCGAAGATCCCTTGCACTCGGCCGGCGAGGCGATGGAGGGCATCCTCCAAAAGATGGGGCCGTGGGGCGCCGGCGTGGCCGCGGCGTTTTCTGTCATAACCGTCGGTGCCGAACAGGCCGTCGAGGCCATGGAGAAGTTTGCGAGTCTGGGAGTGCAAACCCAGAACGTCACGCTGAAAACCGGACTGCTGACCCGCGAAGTCGGGGAGTTCGCCTTTGCCGCCAAAGCCGTTGGCAGCGATATTACTATCGTCGAGCGCCTCATGCGTGGCCTGACCATGGCCATCGAAGGTACCGACGAGAAATCGGCGAAGGCCCGGGAAACTCTGCGCGGCATGGGCGTGGACGTGGCCGGTCTGCGCGATGGCACGGCGTCCACCTCCGATACTCTGAAGACGCTCTCCGAGCACCTGAGCGCCATGACCAACGTTTGGGAGCGCAATCAGATCATGCTGGAATTGTTCAAAAAGTCCGGCATCGAAGCCATCCCGTTCATCATGAAACTGTCCGAAGAGCTTAAAGTAGCTCACGAGATGGGCTTCGGCCTGACGGACGATGAGCAGGCCAAGTTCATGAAGTACCAGGAGCAGTTAGAGCTGGTCAGTGCCGAATGGGACAAGCTCAAGCGCGAAATGATGGAGCCGATCTCGGCCGTCATCTCGCTAGTGATAGGCGATGGCAAGGGCAACCTGGTTGAGCAAGTCAAGCACGCGGTAATGAATTGGGCGGTGCCTGGATGGGGAACGCCGAGCGGCATCTTAGGAAGCCTCCCGGGCGCTGACATTTACGTCGGCGCCAAAAACGCAGCAACCAGCGCGGTGGGCGCCGCTCTGGGTGGGGCCGGGGGGTTCTACGGGACAACCACACCAGCGAATGGCCTGCCGTCCTTATGGAACGCGCTGATGGGCGACAACAGCCTGAATCTGGCCGCGCCGGGCGGCGTCGTGAAGCCTGGATATGCGGCGGGCTTCATGTCTCAGCTCGGTCCCATCCCGGCGGCCTATACCACGCGCGCCCAAGACGAAGAGGCATACTCACACACGCTCATCGGGGCTCAGGAGAATCTGGCGCAAGCTACCAAGGATGCCAAGACAGCCCACACCAATTACACCGATGGCGCTCTGAAGGATCTTCCGGCGCTGAGGGTCAAGTGGGATGAGGCCAAAGAAGCGGTAATCCAATACAAAAACGAGGTGGACTCGCTCAAGGAACACACCAAGATTGACAAGGATGCCGTTCTCAAACTGCCGGCGAATTACGACGCCGCGGCCTATGCCTTCCATCGATCGATCATCCCCAGCCTGTACGGTCCGGAGATGGCCGGCCTGAATTATTCAGACATGGCTTACGGCGACATGAACACCACCATCGCCGCCGGCCGCTCGACCGGGAATCTGGCGTTGTATAGAGGCATGGCCGGTTTCGGTGATACAAACACTTTCGACCGCGAGGAAATCGAGAAGCGGGTGAGCGGCATAGAAAAGAACGCCGGGCAGGATGTGCAGCTCGCCGGCGCGCAGCATTCGCTCGCGATGGTCGGCCACGAACCGGACGGCGAAGTGGCGCTCGCACAGCAAGAGCTGGACATCCGGATGAAAGCTCTGAAGAACGAATTGGACCTCAAGAGGGCGCGCTCCGATCTGTTCGACATGGCCAAAGAACAGTACGACTACGACAACAGAGCACAGACGGCGCGGTTCGATTTCGAAGAGAAGATCCTGGAGCTGCGCAAGCAGGAGGCGGAGCAGGCGCAGAAGGACGCAGACACCTTCGGCAAGCTGGTAGTCGATTTCTCGAATGCCGCGGAAACAGGTGGCCACCGCGGCATCTCGCAATTCTTCCGCGGCCAGGCGCACGGCCTGGAAGACACGATGATCGGCAACGTGGCCTCGACTGCCTTTAAGAACTTGGGCAGCGCGTTGATTCCGCACATGCCGGAAGGCCCATTAGGTGATCTGCTGAAGGGCACGCCATTCGCTCCGAAGAGTTCCGATTCGAAGCTGCTGCAGGATGCCACGCTAGACAATACCCTGGCCACGCGCGATAACACGGCCGCGGTGAGAGCGATGGCGATGTCCCGATCGGGAGGGGGCGGCGGCCTTGTGCCCGGAGGCGTTCCAGGCGCTGCTATGACCAGCGGCGGCGGATACGACAGCATGGGAGTTCCCATCGACAACAGTTCGGCCGATGCCCTCGGTATGTCGAGCTTAACTCCGAGTTGGGCCGGCAGCAGCGGCGCGCCCGATCTCTCGAGCAGCGCGTATTTCAGTATGCCGGCGGCCGCGGCGCTGGCGAGCACGTTGGGCGCGTCTCCCGCGGTAGCCGCGAAACTCAGCGGAATGATGGCCCTGTCCGCCAAGCTGAGAAGCGTAAGCGCCACGACCGGCGGCTTCATGACCGGAGTCGGGCAGGGAATGTCCGATCCGCTCGGGATGCTGTTCGGCTCGACTGGCCCCAACGGCGGCTACGAAGGCACGCTCACCACCTCACAAGGCATAGGCGCTGGAATTGGAATCGCCGGCGCCGGCATGGGCGTTTACTCCGGTATCTCCCAGATGGCCCGGGGAGGCGCGCACAACGATCTCGCGGGCGTCGGCACAACGTTGATGGCTATAGCTCCGCTCACCGGGCCCGCCGCGCCGTTCGTGGAAGGCGCGGGTATGGCTGCTTCCTTCGTCTCGATGATCCTGGGGGATCCCAGGCTGCAGCGCGGTACGCAGATCACCAACTGGGCGGCGCAGGACGCTTATACCGGGCCCGATCCAGTAAGTTATGCCCGCAGCATGTCTGGCGGGACAGTGGGCACGGACATGTTCGGCAACTCGCGCGCGGTCGGCAACCAAACCACCATCACAATTCACGCGATGGATAGTGACTCATTCAACACCTTCCTGCAGAACCACCCGACGCAGCTCGATGCCGGCATGTATAACGTTGTGCAGAACGGCTCGAAAAGCGTGCCAGCCCTTCGCCAAGCTCTCCTGGGAGGCTAAGTGGCCGGCGCATTCCCAAGCATCAGCGGCGCCTATCCGGTCCGCTTCCCATACAAGCATACCCTCCTGATCCGCTCCTGCTGCATGAGCTTCTGGAGCGGTGCCAGCCAGCGTTACGCCATCTCTGGCCTGCTGAACTCGTTCAAGTGGAATTATCGCCGGATCAATTACTTCGACCTGCAGACCGTTCAAGCATTCTTCAATGCGCAGAAGGGCGCGTTCGATTACACCTGGTCGATCTCACTTGTGGATCCCGCCACCGAACTCATCCGGTCCTACGCCAACATGGCGTTCGATTCGGACGCCTTCACCTACACGGAGAATCCGGCGCAGTGGTTTTCGCTCGGCCTCGATGCTGTGCAGACCGTCTCGGAAGCGGTCTCCGCCAACCCGGTCAGTGTTCAGGGATTCGGTCCGGACGCCCTGACTTCGGACACCAGCAACCCTCCGTTCGTCGCCTCGGTTTCGTCCGCAACCGTCAACCCCGCGTGGCTGTCCTTCAATGGCGACGCAACCAACGGCTGGATGACCGCGGGCGTGCCCTGCTGGATCGAGCTCGATACCGGAGCGGGCAGCGCCTCTGTGCTTGGTTCTTACGCAATCGCCGGCGGCTATGCAGGCGCGGGGAACGGTCCGCAGGCCTGGACCATGGAGGGCTCGAACGACGGGACGACGTGGGTGACTCTCGACTCCCAGACCGGCCAGACCACGGGTTGGGGATTCGCCGGCGGCGGCGCCCTCCTCCAGACCTACACCATCGCCTCGCCAGGCGCCGCTTATCGATACTTCCGGCTCAACGTCACTGCGAACAATGGCGGCTCTGTCACCGAAATTGACGCGCTTTATCTCTATTCCGCCGCATCGACGCTGGTGGGTCCGAGCTATCCGGCCATCAATGGCGGCGTACTGGTGCAGATCCCTTTCGGCACGGCGCCGTCGTTCAAGACTTTCCGTAACGATCTGGATTCCGGTAAGCGCATCTCCTGGGCGGCATGGCCCGTTCCGCTGAACAAATGGGCGCTGAGCTATCCGGCCATCACGGACGAGGAAGTGCAGGAGCTGGTCATCTTCTATCTGACTCAGGGCGGCGCCGTGAATCAGTTTTCCTTTACCGATCCCAACACCCTCGCGGTGCATGACTCCTGCTACTTCGGAGCGCAGGGCATCGAGCTAACACGCATCAGCCCGAACCTCAACAGTCTCAGATGTTCGATCGAGGAATTCAGCTCTATCGCCGGCGTCACGCCACAGATCATCACTTTTCCGGGGATACCGAATCATCTCCCCACCGATGCGCCCTTCGCGCTCGCGGCTACCGCCAGCTCCGGACTTGCCGTTTCCTATTCGGTCACTTCCGGACCGGCCACGATCTCCGGCAGCACCGTTACGATCACCGGGAGCGGAGTCGTCACCATCCAGGCGTCCCAGGCCGGAGCCGGCACCTATGCGGCGGCCACTCCCGTAAGCGTTACCTTTACGGTAACCACCACGCCTCCGCCGCCTGCTACGCCGACGCTGGCCCCATTCGTAACTATCCGGGAATCCACGGCGCAAACGCCGGCCACGGCGGCCAGTATTACGATCCCCTGGCCCACGGGAACGATCGCCGGCGACCTGGCTGTTCTCTTCGTCGCCGCGGGATACGGACCATCCGCGGTGCCCACCGGCTGGACATCGCTCTATGAACAGACCACCGCGACAAACATCAACGGCTTAGTCGCGTGGAAGACGCTCACTTCCGGAGACATCACCGCTGGCAGCGTCACCGTGAATCTCCTGGGCAGCTCCCCGGCAGGCGCTCAGATCATTACGCTGGTCCGCGCGCCGGCAGTTCTCGAGTGCGACGGCGATCAGCAGGTCTCTGTTCTAACCGATTCCATCTCCACATCGGGAGCGGTACCCGCTGGAGCGCTGGCGCTGTACTTCGGAGCGGGCCGCGCGGACGGCCTCAGTCCGCACGTGACCGTGAACCGGGGAACGCTTCTGAACAGCGAAGCCGACGCGGACTTCTCGACCTGCATGTACAGCGAGGTAATGCCCGGCGGAGTCATCACGGCGATATTCGATTTCTCGCCGAGCTGCAGCGCCTTCGACGCCATCGTGATCATCGGCTCGCCTCTGATCATCGGCCCGCAAAGTTCGAGCGGTACGCTGATGACCACTGACACGGCCCCGTCGCCCTACGTCGCTACGGCCTCCAGCGAAATGCCGGACAGCTATCCGGGCGATCAGCCGGCGGCCGCATTCAATGCGTTCTCCAACATGTTCTCCACGGACTCGACGATCGCGTGGATCAGCAACAACGGATTACCCGCGTATCTGCAAATCGACTTGGGCTCGCTTCAGTTAGTTGGCGGGTATACCATCCAAATGCCGGATCCGGTCGGCGCGGAGATCACGCCGCAAGCGTGGCAAATGCAGGGCTCGACAGACGGCGCGAGCTGGATCACGCTCGACACGCAGACGGGCGCATCGGGCTGGGTGAGCGGACCCGCCGGAGCCCGGAGTTTCGCCGTCGATAACCCCGCGGCAATCCTGTTCCGTTATTACCGCCTCAACATCACCGCCTCCAACGGCTCCTCCACCTACGTGTGCGTCGGCTCGTGGTTCATATTCGGATTTTGAGAGATGTCCTTCACCATCGATCAAGCCAAAGAACTGGTCGCGTCCTACCTTCCCGTCCTGTTCTACGATTTCGTTTTCCCTCCCAATGACCCACCCGCGTGGGCCGCCAGCACAGCCTACCCGATCAATCTCCAGGTTTTCGACGGTCTCAATGTTCAAATCGTGACTACGGGCGGCAGTTCCGGAGCGACCGCGCCGACTTGGAATGCCACCGTGGGAGCGACCACCACGGATGGAACGGTCATATGGACTAACCAGGGGCCTCCGGTAAGCGCCCTCCTGCACCTCGCGCGGCTGGATGTCACCTGGCCCGGCAATCCCACATACGGATCGACCGCCTATCTGGGCCGCATCGAGAACGATGACATCGACACCGTGGCCATGCTGGACGCTTCCGGCGTGGACATTCCGCCGCGGCTGAGCCTGAGCCTGGCCGATTCCGATTCGTACCTGCTGGCTTATTACGAGCAGTATCCCGGACGCGGCTTTCGCGGCTGCATCGTCACTGTCACACTGGTTTTCTACGACGTCCTGGGCCAGCAATTCTCGACTGACTACGCGGTGCGTTATGTCGGCATCTGCGACTCCGCGGCGCTGGTGGATGACTCCCACCTGTCCGTGCGCACCACGTACAAGGCGCTGCTGCAACAGAAGCAGCTCCCGTCCGCGCTGATCCAGCAGTATTGCTGGAAGATCCAGCCGCAGACACAGGCGCAGTTCGCCCAGGCGCTGATCGACCATAACCAGTTCTGGTGGTGCGGGCTCACCGCGGCCGATTATACCGGGCCATGCGGCTACACGCGGCTGGGCTGCATCGCCAATAACCACCTTCCGTACTTCTCCGGCGTCGATTTCCAGGTCACTAATTCCTACGGCGGCTTGGGCGAAAACTTTGTCTCCGGCGCCAAGGTCCAGCTCTACAACATCGGCGCCACGCTCAAGTACGGCGATCCTTTCCCCATTGTCTTCGGCGCCGGCTGGGTGAACTGCCCCATCCTCAACATGCGGCAGGACGGCAACTACACCCGCATGGATGTGTCGCTGTGCATCGACCAGATCGATACCGGGCTCGCGGCTACCAAGGCCATGCAAGTGATTTGCAATGGCGAAGCGATTCTTCCAGGAAGCTACGACATCATCGATCCGGTGACGCACGAGATCACCGGGACCGGCACCCTCTCGACCGGTCAGAACCCGGCCGTCGCCTGGTGGAACTGGATCGGCCGCGGCACGCGATCGGCGACGCCGCCCAATGCCACCGTCGCCCGCGCGGGAATGAGCGGCCTGATCACGCCCTACGGCAGCGATGTGGTGATCGAGGTAGTGGTCCCCAACAGCATCGCCTCGGGCGGATCCCTGCCCACCGTGACAGTGCTTTACGCCGGGCCCGCGCTACGCGTCTATACAGATCCGGTCACTTACACCGAGCAGTGGCCGTCGCAAATGTCGGTGGCCAACCTCTCCGGCTCGTTCACTTGCAATCCGGCGTGGCTGCTGATGTACATCCTGACTCTCTCCGGATGGGATTACACCGATCTGGACATCCCTGCATTCATCCAGGCAGCGCTCGATTGCGCGGAGACCATCACCTACACGTCGCAGTACAGCGGCTATGGCCTCACCGAATCAGTCTCCTCGATCGCCGTCACGAACAAGGGCGGCGGTTACGATTCGTCGGCGGGTCCGGGCGAGGACGTTCCGCCGACGGTAGTCATCTCGGGAGGCGGAGGGTCGGGAGCCACGGCCATCGCTCTGGTCACTCCGATCGACCACCAGGGCGGCGGCGGGCACGTCTACCAGATCCAGGTCACCAATCCGGGATCGGGATATACCAGCGTGCCGACAGTAACGCTGGTTGCGGTTGGCGGGCACGGCAGCGGAGCTACGGCCGTCGCCACGCTCGATTCGAGCGCCAAGCACCAGCGTTACATGTGCAATCTGATCGTGCCCTTCCGCCGGCCGTCCGGAGACATCCTGCAGGGCGTGCGACGCACCATGTTGGCGCTGCTGCAGCCCAACTCGGCAGGCTTAATCTCGGTCCAGGTCAAAGGGCCGCTGGCCGTCGAGCAGCCAGGCCTTCCCGATGGCAGCAACTACACGCTCCCGGTGGCCAGCGTCCTGCGCGATGGAACTCCGGCCGTCGGATATGTGGCGTATTCCTTCGACGAAGACACGGCCTTCTCGATCAAGGGCATCGAGCGCCCGATCACCGACACCGCCAACTGCCTGCAGTTCACCTTTCAGGATTCGGAAAACGTCTACGCCGCGACCTCCGTTTCGATTGTCGATTCCGTTGACAGCGCGCGCATCGGCCAGCAGATCAACAAGTCGATCGTTTTTGACGGCTGCCCCACGAACGACCAGGCCAACCGTCTCGCGCTGATTACCAACAAAGAAACACTCTACGGCAACCCCTCCGGAGACTCGCGCGGCACCATGTGGCTGCAGATCAAGACTTCCATCCGGGCGCTGAAGATCGGCATGGGAAATCTCATCTGGGTGTCCTGGGTGAAGCTCAACCTGGTGAACCAGCTCTTCCGCGTGATGTCTGTAGCGGGTCCGGCGCACGATGGCACGGTGACGCTCACCGCGGCCTGGCACAACGACAACTGGTACGTGGACAACGCCAACCAGTCGCCTGATCCGCCCTATTCGAATCCGCAGCGCAATCAACTGATCCGGCCCTCGAATCCCCTCTGCCCGAATACCGTATTCCCGCGCGCGGGCGATCCATACTACGCTCCGAGCGACGGGACCTTCGCGCTCGCGCCGGAATGGACCCTCGGTCCGGATGGCAAATGGAACGGCACGGTCAATATCACGACCGCCGTGGGCGTCAACAATCCAGGCTTGGCGCAGCCTCCACAACCGGCGCTGCAGGGCTTCCTCTCGCCCACCGGTGGATCGATAGGCCCGGGCCTTTATTACGTGGCCATCTGCTCCAAAGACTCGGCCGGCAATTATTCTTTTCCGTCGCTGGTGGGCACGTTTTATATCCCGTCCGGGACAACCAACAGCATCAGCATTCCGGTGTTGTGGTGGGACAAGCCGGCCACCGCGGGCTATGCAATCTTCGCGGGTATGTATCCGTCCAGGCTCTCCTGGCAGGGAGACGGAACCAACGATGCGGACGCCGTGGGGATAGCGCCCACCGTAACCCTAACGCGCTACAACGTGCTGTCCTGGGGCGCTCCGGATCAGGAACTCGACGCCATCATTTCGCAGGCCCAGTTCATTCTGCATTCGGGGATCGCGGGAGTGCAGGTGCATGCGGTGTCGACCGGAGAGATCAATATCAGCACGCCGGGCACACCCTGGACCGCGGATATTCTGGCGGGCTATGCGTGCACCGTGCTCGCCAAGGCGGACGGATCGGCGCTGCCGGTCCTGAGCTACGCGATCACCGGGAACACCACTTCCGGAGTCCTCAGCGTCACTCCGGACCCCATGCTCGATGGCCTGGCCCCGGACGATGTGATCGCGATCCGTTCGAAGCCTGTCTGGACAGACGGCGGGCAGACGGCCACCGATGCGCAATGGATCAATCCGTTCGGCACGGGCGGCATGAACCCGGCGCAGGAAGTCGGCAACTGGGGATTGATCGTCGCTGGGACCGGGCTCGGCTTGACCAATCCGATCTCGGCGGCGACCCCCACCAGTCACACATTCGGGCAGGCCTGGGCGGTGACTCCGGACGCGACGACGGTGTATATCGTGGTCAAGCCCAACTGGCAGCCGCTCGCTTCGCCCGTGCGCGGCATCAATAATGCGAGCCCCGCCACTTCTCTGGCCCTCTCGTTCCCGATTACAAACCTTTCCCTGTCGACCATCCTGGTGGCACTGCAGTCGGAGGACGGCGGAGAGAATCCGGGCGCGGTGGCGATGATGCCGTTCCGCGAGATCTATGTCTTCGGGCAGCCGGAGCAGGTGCTCTCGGTGACGGCGAATTATACGGTGAGTCCCAGCGATCAGAGCATCCTGGTGGATACGACTACTGGTCCGGTGACCATTCAGCTTTTGGCGGCCGCCGCGATGATCTCGCCGAGTCTGATGATCAAGAAGATTTCGGTGGACACGAATGCAGTGACGGTGCTGGCGGCTACCGGGGAAATGATCGAAGGCTCGAATTCCTACCTGCTTCCCCTGCAATATTCTTTCTTCAGGATCGCCCGTATCAACAGCTAGGCAAACAGACTAATGGCCCTTCCGAACTGGTTCATCACCGCGCAGAACAACGCCGCGCCAGCCGTGATTCCTCCTAGCGCCGCTCCTGCTGGAACGCTCAATGGGATAAATACGGTCTTCACTTTAAGCTCGACAGCAAACCTGCTGATGCTGGTGCTGAACGGAGTGGTGCAGAATCCGGGAGTGGATTACACCCTGAGCGGAGTGACCGTCACGTTCACGGTTCCACCAGTTGTAAGTGACTGGATGATGGCGTTTTACAACTGACATGCCTACTTTAATCAGCCCGAACAACATGACGGCGGACAATGCTCCGTCCCCGCTTGTCGCTTCGGCATCGACCGAGTTCAATACTTCAGGCTTCGGCGCGTGGAACGCTTTCGATGGAGCGACGCTGGGATCGGAGGCTGGATGGACTGGCACTAACCACGGCGTTGACTGGCTCCAGATCTTCTTGGGCGGACCAGCTCTTCTCAATTCCTATGCCATTGCGGTAGGCGATGGCGTCCGAGGCCCTACTACCTGGACGATGGAAGGTAGCAATGATGGTTCTACTTGGACAACGCTCGACACGCAAACTGGCGCGGCGGCATGGGCCAACGCGGAAACCAGAACCTTCACGCCAGCGGCCATCACCGTTTCTTACGCCTATTTTCGGGTCAATATCACGGCAGGCGGAGACGGGACTTATGTCAATATCGCGCAGTTGTTCCTGTACGAGACGCTTCCGATCATCCCGGCCGGAATTGGCCCGCACGGCATGACCGGGGACAACACTCAGTCGCCATTCGTCGCATCGGCCTCCAGCTATTACGGCTCCACGTCTCAGCCTTATTACGCTTTCGACAATGGGTTCTATAGCGGCGGACTCCCGGGAGGCTGGTGGATTGGAACCGGCGGCGGAGTGGATTGGCTGCAGATCGACATGGGCAGCGCCGTGCTGGTCGGCTCCTACGCCATTCAGGCGACCAACGAGCTGCTCAGGATGCCCAGCGCCTGGACCTGGGAGGGCTCGAACGACGGCTCGACCTGGACCGTGCTCGATACCGAGACCGCCCAGACGGCATGGGGCATCTATCAGACCAGGACGTACACGTGCGTCGGCACAACGGCCTATCGCTATTTTCGCCTCAATATCAGCGCGAATAATGGCGACCCGACTTACACGGACGTTGGCGAATTGTTTCTCTATGCGCCCTCCGCGCCGCCCGCTCCCACACAGCGCGGCAATATCGCTTACGACCAGATCAAGGCTAGCGATCGCACGGGGAACGGCAACCAGCTTCTAACCTGGTCGACCACGGCTCCGGCGCATTCGACCAGCACGGGCGTGGCTGGGCAGATCAGCTTTGACAGCGCTGGGAATTACTACTGGTGCTATGCGGCGAACTCCTGGGCAAGGGTGGGACCAGGGGGATTCAGCACGTCGTGGTAGAGGGATTTTGGTTTCTGAGCTTCGTGGCTGTGTGCCTCTCGCGGGCACGGCATGACTGAGCCAGAGCGTCCGGTCATTCAGCTTTTTTCGTAGAGATGGGTTGCTTATGAAAAACATTTTGCTTTCTGTAATCATCGGAGCGCTTGCGGTTGTTGCCGTAAGCGCCCAAACCACCACGTGCGCGGCGGGCACGGTTGTGACTGTTGTGACCACGCCTCAATCCATCACGATCACATGCCAGCCTCCCGCTGCCCCTGTTCCTGGACCGACTGGACTCACGGGACCCATTGGACCCGCTGGCACAATTGGGCCACAAGGGCCCGTCGGACCAGTCGGACCTATCGGACCCGCTGGACCCGCTGGCACATCTCCGGCGGTCACTCCCCCGATAGTCATTCCCACCGCGCCCGCGCCCACCGGGTTACCCGCGTTGCCTGCCAGCGTAGTGCAGCCCGCGTTGCCCAAGAATTTCGTCACCGTCAACTATCCGACCGGCCTGACGGTCGTCCCAGTACATGCCGGCGCGAATCTGCAAACGGCGCTGAATGCGGCGCAATGCGGTCAGAACCTGGTGCTCGATGCCGGAGTCACCTGGAGCGGGAACTTCAACACGCCAGGCACGGCGTGTCCGACCAGTAGCCCGATCCTGGTCAACACTTCTGCGATGGCTCAATTGCCCGGCGGCAACGCGGCCACTACGCAGGAGATCCAGTTATCACAAGCCGGACTCACAGCGACGCTCTCATCTCCGAATCAGAACCAGGCGCTCGGCTTTTGCCAACTGCCTCCGGGTGGCACCTGTACATCTGTTCCGAGTAACTGGTACTTCGCCGGCCTCTCGTTCACCACAAGCAACGTCGGCACTCCCAGCCAGCCGAATTGGGGCATCGTGATGCTTGCCGTGAGCGCTACGGCCATGAACCAGGAGCCATCTAACATCACGTTCGACCGCGTGATTGCTTCGGGCAACGGGATGACGGTGCGCGGTTTTTACGCGGACTCGGCGTACTTCGCGCTGATCAATTCGCAAGTAGTCGGGATGATCGACACCTCCCAGGATGCGCAGGCGCTAATCGCGTGTGACTCGACCGGGCCGTTTCTGATTTACAACAATCACCTGGAAGCGAGCGGGGAAAACATCATGTTTGGCGGCTGCGGCACGGGCCTGCTGCCTCCTTCGGATATCATCGTCAGCCGGAACTATCTGCACAAGCAGCCGAGCTGGTACGGCCAGCTCTTTGCCGGCCTCACGCTCGACATCAAAGACAACATGGAATGCAAGGACTGTATCCGCGCGCTATGGGACTCCAACATCGCAGATTATTCGGTTGCACAGGGGCAGGGAAACTTCATCTCCAATAACAGCGGGTGTCCGACTTCCACCTGCTGGCACGATACCGACATCACCTACTCGAACAACCTGTTTCAGCACGCGGCCGGCGGCCCTTACGTCGCCTCGAATAATCAGACGGTCACTGCCAACACGGCGCGCATTCTCTTTCGCAACAATCTGTTTCTGGACGTGAACACCAACTGGGGAGGTAGTCTGCCGAGCGCGCCGGACTGCTTTGTCCTTTCTGGTGGCACGCCGTCGAACGGTGGGATGCAAAATATCACCTTCGACCACAATACCTGCGTTAATTTAAACGGAACCATCGCGGCGAACATCAACGAATCGTACTGGAACGGCGAGGCCAATATCGCGCTGATTCAGGGGCTCACCGTGACGAACAATATCGGGTACGGCGGTGTAGCGGTGGACGGCAACGCTCAGGGCGCATCGCTCGCGCTGCTTCCGGCGACCGGGACCTATCTGAATAACATGCAGGTGGGAGACACCTGGGCGAGCACGCCGATTTATCCGCTGGCCGATCATGTTTTCCAGCCGATATCGACGGCTAACCCGGCGGGCGGCACGCACGCCTGTAACGTGCAGCCGTTGCAGACCGCTTGTCAGCCGCTCAACTGGGCGATGGTCGGCATGGTTGACTCTCCAGGGTGCTTGGCTGGCTCCGATCTTCCGGGATGCGCTCTCGCGTCAACGAGCAAATATCACTTGGCCGGCGCGGACGGCGCGGACCTTGGCGCGAACGTGGCGGCAGTGCTGGCAAACGTGGCTGGAGTGCAGTAGCGCAAGTCTACCAGCGGAAGTGACCCGGCATCGAATCGCAACACAGCCTTGAGATTGACGCGCGATTGAAGCGCACGAAGCACCCAAAAGGCCCTTCATGAAACGACTATTCATACTGCTCTTTTGTATAGTACCCCTGCTGGCGCAAACCACCACAGTGACCCAGCCCGTCATGGGCGCGGACCTCGGCGGAGCGAACGGCCGGGGCTCCATCCAGATCTCGCAGCCCTGCATCTCGGGCTCGAACTATGTCTCGATGGCGCCCATCCCAGTGACAGTCACAGGAGGAGTCTTCAGCGTCAACCTGGTCCCGAATGACACCTGCATTCCCCTCGGCACCAGCTATGCGGTCACCTGGCAGATGTCCAGCCAGACGCCTGGAAACTCGAGCCAGTATACAGAGACCTGGGTGGTTCCAACCAGCGCGACTCCCGTGACAGTTGGATCGGTCATCGTGAATGCGCCGCCGGCGTCGTCGTTCGTCATTCCTTGGTCGCAGATGGGCCAGAACGGCGCGACGGCGGGGCAATCGGCTATATGGAATGGATCCTCCTGGCTTCCTGGGACCGTATTCGGGGCCACTGGACCAGCCGGACCCGCCGGCCCGCAGGGTATCCAAGGCATTATCGGACTGACGGGCGGACTCGGGCCGCAAGGCCCTGCCGGTCCAACCGGCGCGAGCGTGACCGGTCCGGCGGGGCCCACGGGGCCAGCAGGTGCCACGGGTCCCGCCGGCGCGAGCGTCACAGGTCCGCAAGGCGTTGCGGGTCCAACAGGTCCGGCCGGCGCGAGCGTCACGGGCGCCACGGGTCCGCAAGGAACGGCTGGAACCAACGGCTCTGTCGGCCTTACAGGTCCGGTCGGCCCGCAAGGCCCGCAAGGCATACCGGGGGCCAGCGGCCTGGGGTTGACGGATGAAGGATCCTGGTCCGCCGGGAATTGCCCCTACGCCGTGGGGCAGTATGTATCGGATTGGCTCTCGAGCGCCCACTCGAGTACGGTGCTTTGGATCTGGGTGGGCGCCGGCGTGGATGCGTGCTCCGTCGAGCCCTATGCCTCGGATCAATGGACGCAGCTCTCGGGGCCGCAGGGAGATACCGGTTTAACGGGACCGACTGGCGCAACAGGCGCGCAGGGGATTCAAGGTATTCAAGGGCTCACGGGAACGACAGGACCTACCGGCTCGCAAGGGATTCAGGGCCTCACCGGGCCTGCCGGACCTACTGGCAGCACAGGGCCGACTGGCGCGACAGGAAGCACCGGCCCAACGGGAGCCACCGGCGCGACAGGAGCGACCGGACCGGCCGGCTCGTATTCGTACACCCCTGAGAACGTGGCCAATAAAGGGCAGCCCAGCGGCTACGCAGCTCTGGATGGAAGCTCGAACGTATTAGGCAACGGATTTATCGGTTCAGGCACGGGCGCAGGCGCATTCGAGATGACGGCTGGTTCCGCCCAAACCCCGCCGGCGAATTCCGTGGGATTGCAGGCGCCGCCGTCGGTGCCCACTTCGTTCAATTGCACCTGGTGGGGTATCCCGGTAGCGGGACCTGTTCATGCAACGGCTACGACACCGTGCATTCTGAGCCCATCGCTAATCGTGACCTCGGACTTAGATCCATCCATGCCAGCGGTGGATTCGTCAGGGAGCTATACCGATCTTTTGAATCTCCCGACCATTCCAGTTGCTTCGAGTGTCACGCCTTTGGTTGATGGCACGGCCGCGGTTGGGACATCCAGCGCATACGCGCGCGCGGATCATGTGCATCCTACCGACACGAGCAGGGTGAGCGTCGCTACCGTGGGCGCGGCTAATGGCGTTGCGCCTCTGGATGTCAACGCGCTGCTGCCCGCCGCCGATCTGACGCAGTATACGGCGCCCGGCACAGGCGCGGTAACGCGCACGATCCCCTCCAAGCTCGGCGACACTCTTTCGGTGATGGACTTCGGCGCAACCGGCAACGGAACATCGGATGATCGCCCGGCGGTCCAGGCTGCCATCACCGCCGCGTGCGCCAACGGCGGCGGCACTGTGTACTTTCCCGACGGCACGTATCTGATGAATTCCTATCAGTCGGCCGGAGCCGCCAGCGTGGTTCTCGGGACTTGGGCGAATCTGCGGATCACCTGCAATAACATCGCGTTGCAACTGAACGCGCACGCTTCCATCGTGCAATCGGCGACGGGCGGTCTCGGTCCCTTGGCGAGTGGCAACGGCGGCACGTTTCTGATTGCTATTGGCTATGACCTGACGACGGAATCGGCAGAAAATGCCACTCACTACGCCATAAATCCGACCACGGCGAACCAGAGCACAATCACCACGACGACCGCCTCACAGGCTGCCAACTTCGTCGCGGGCGACGATATTATGATTTGGATCGCCAACGGCACCTATCCCTGCGCTGCGGAAATGGCCAAGATCGTTTCGAGTAATGCCACCACGGGCGTAGTGACGCTGGACCGGCCTCTGTTGCAGTCCTATGGAACATCTCCGGTGGCGGCTGATGTGTCGGCCTACCAAGTCACTGGCGTGTCGATACAGGGCGGCAGCCTGACCGCAACTTATCTGTTTGGGATGCTGCAAGTGAAAAACCTGACCCTGGGCAACCTCAGCGGGACGGTTACTCTGGTCGGCTCCAACAGCTCCGGCGTCTTTAGCGCGAATTACGTGCAGGCCGCGCTGTTCGATAATCTCAACATCCAAGCCAACGGCACGTTTGTGGAGCTTCCGCAGCGCGCCTCGAACAACATCGAGATCCGGAGTAGCACGTTCCTGCAAGCGGCCGGGTTCGCTTATGGCGAGTACAATATCGGAGCAAGAATCCACGACAATTCGATTTACCTGAAATCCACGGCGAACTCCGCTGGATACTTCGTCGGTGGCGGCGGTCTCGACCTGGAGTGGAGACATAACACGATTCGGATTCCCACAGGGACGCCGTCAGTTGGCATGGTGGATTACCCGCTGATAACGACCGGAGACTTCCCCACGTTGACCGGCGAGACGCGCATCGTCGATAACACCATCGACTGCACCGGATTTGTCGGCAACTGTCTTAAGATTGACGGTCCGGACAGTAAAGTGCAAGCCAACACCGTGCGAGGAAATATCTACGTTTCGACGCCCGGCAACAGCCTGATCCAGCACTCGACAGTGACAGGCAACCAGATCGATACGAGCTGGACGCCCTTCAACACAGAAGCGGCCTACTGCATCACCTTGAACTCGCCGCCAGCCGATGGCGCTTCGGTTACCGGCAACTCCTGTCTCGGCGCGGGCACGGCGTCTTCGATTGGTATTGACATCGTCGGATCGGGGGTAGACACGGGCGGCCATGTCGTCACCGGGAACACGATCTCCGGATACACTACGCCCATCGTTTATAGCGCGACCACGAATCCCGGCACGCAGATCTGCTGCAATCCGGGCGCGACCCTGGAGAACATTATTCCGGCCAGCGGCGCGTCGGCTGGTACGTATGGTGGCACTGCGGAAGCCGTTTCTCTCACCGTAAATGCGCAGGGAGCCATCACTGCGATTTCGCAGGTCGCGGCGAGCCCTTTCAGTCTGGTGAAAGAAACCATTCCGACTGGAGACTGTCTTTGCGCCCATGGCGGTGATACCACTATCATCGTCGGCAGCGTCGTGCAGCTCGCCTACGTCCCCGCCGGCGCGCCCGGCGGATCGGGCTATACCAATGGCGACACCTGGACGGGCACGGGCGGTACTTGCTCCACGGAGCCATCCGGCTTAATCACCGTGGTGGGCGGCGCTATCACTGCCCTGTCCATGGTCACGCAAGGCGCGTGTAACCCTCTACCCACGGGCATTAGCACAGTGGATGGAGGCTCCGGCGCTCTGGTGCTGTTTTCCAGTTGCGACAATCTGGCTGACGATACGAGTGCCATGGCGTTCAATTCGACTTACTCCATCACCGGCGGAACGCTCAGCGCTGGCAGCCGCTACCTGGTCGCGGCCGAAATGGCGATGTACAGCTCTTCGACTGCGGAGACTTTTCATGCGGCGCCCTACCTGCTCTACGGCTCTACGCAGCTCATCGGTTATGCCGGCAACCCGACCGTGCCCGCCAGCCTGAATCCGGCTAACTTCGAGATGAATTTCAATGTGACTTTTCCGGTCGTAGGCGCGAGCGGCCAAGCCCGAGGCAACATCGCCTTTGTCGGGATGCCTGGCTGGACTACCGCGATTTACAACAGCCTCGCGTCGCGGCCGGTATCCACGACCGCGACGCAAACGCTGAACATGCCGATGTATTACAACACGCACGGCGTGGTATCGGGCACATACACCAGCGGTCCGGCAGTCACCGGAGCGGCCGGCACGACTTGCCTGTTGACGGCGTTTAACGGCACGGTGGGGACTGGAGCAACAGCCACAGTCTATCTGACTGGCACGAATACCATCGCCAGCGGCACACCGATCTACGTTACCAACACCGGACAGGGCTACACCGGCGTCTCCACTTCTGCCACGCAGGGCAGCGGCACGGCAACCTGTACGGCTGGCTCGGCGGTGATCGTTACAGTGCTCGGCGGCGCGCAGGGCAATGCGACTGCCATGCAGCTTTTCACAGTAATCCTGGAGTAACCCAAATGCTGAAATTCTTATTCCTTTGTTTTGCTATTCTTTTTCCGGCGATCGCGCAAGTCAGCACGGCTGGGAAAGTCTCGGTCCAAGGCCCCACGCAGATGGGTGCCCAGGCGCCGGCGCCGTTCAACGTGCTAACGCTCACCTCGCACGGGTTCTCCCCAAGCACCACGATCTTCCCCGGCTTCCCCACAGTGGACAGCGGCGCGCATCTCGCGGTGGGCTATCAGGGCGGCTGGTATCTGAACGGCCTGGCCGGCTTCGATCCCTGGCAATACCAGACCATCTATCGCCACGGAACGGTGATCGCCTATGCCGGAGGCCCCTCGGGAACGTTTGGCTGCACCACATCAACGTGCGCCGCGGCCAACTGGGACTGGTTCGACATGACCACGCTGCCGCTGAATTGTCCGGCGACCTATACGTGCCCTGGCGCGGATGCCGCTACAGCCTTCGTCGGAGTCGCGACGGATCTCAACTTCGTCTACTACACTCCGGATGCGGCCAATCAGAATCCTGTTTTCGTCCGCTTCAATCCTTTCGGTTCCGCCGGATCGGGCGGCACATCGGTTTCGAATGCGGCAAACTATACTTCGTTTTCGGCTCCAACCGCGGGGACCTCGCCCCTGGGCGCTACCTATGGCTGGTGCACTGGCGTGTTCGATGGCAGGTACATCTATTACACGCCCACCGATGCCGGCGGCTACGCGAATACGAATCTGATCCGGTACGACACCACACAGCCGTTCGCGATCGCCAATTTCTCGCACTTCAATCTCTCCACACTTCCTGGAGGCGCGCTGAATGGAGGCTTCGAGTCGAGCGCCTTCGATGGCCAGAAGGTCTATCTGCTTCCAGCAGATAGCCGCAATTTGGTGGTCTATGACACCACGCAGAGTTTCACCAACGCTTCTGGCACGCCCTACAAAGTCCTGAATCTGTCGAATCTGGGCACCGTCGGTTACCCGGCCGTCACTGGCTCAGGCAACCTGCACGCGGTCCAGACGCAGAACGATTACATCGGCGGACAGCCTGTCTGGAACCCGGCCGGGACCATCGAGTATCTGTATTTCACGCCATTTGGATCGAACACCACCACGACGTCGCACGCTACCACGGTGCTGCTTTCTACCGTGCTGCGAGTCCCGGTGGCCACCTGCAGCTCGCCGGCAGCCGGGACCCAAGCGTGCCCCTCCGGATTCACTTCGCTCGATATCACGGCCTCGACTTCCACCTGGGAAATGTTCGACGTGACGAACCTGACCACCAATTCAGCCTGGACCGCCGCCGGCTTCGCCTATCCTCCCCTGTTTCATCCGCCGAGCCCGCTCGCCAACCAGGTCACGGCCGGCAGTTTCCAGCTCACCTGGCTGAACGTCCACACACCGAGCGATCCCATCGTCGGATTCGTCGCCGATTATGGGAACTTCTACATGCGGCATCACGCCTCGCACTCGCTATCTGATCCGTCAGGGTGGGATGTCGGGCAGCGGCCGGCAGGACAGTCGAATGGCTGTATGGGCGGCGGCTACTCAGCAGTAGATCAGTTGTTTTATACGAGCTGTCCTAGTGCGCCTGTATGGCAGATTGGACCGCTTTAGTTTGTGGCTCCGTGGCGTTCTGCCGCTCACGTCGCACGGCATGACTGAGCCGTTCAGCTTCACGATTTTGGTGGTGCTTTCGATAATCAGCTTCATGCGGGAACTTGTGCAACTGGCGCGGCGGTTCCATTGGTTTTCGCCACTCGCGCGAGTAATTTCAGGTGGATCTGCGCGTACTTCGTCACGCGGTCCTGAACCTTCTGCGGGATGTCCGGGTCCGAGGTGATCGACGTCACCAGCTCTTGCGCTTCTGCGCTGTTTGCTCCGAACGCGGCAGCGGCGACCGTGATGATCGGAAGGAGTGAAGCGAAAATCTGAAGCGCCGTCAGAATGTCTTGCAGCCATTTCGGCATGTCCAATGTTACTCCGCTATACCATCGAAACGCTGCCCGAATGGGATGAATTCGACGACGAGGATGAGGACCCTTTCGGCGTGTGGCTGGGCTTCAGTCCGCCGCGTCGCTCTGCGGCTGTCCCTCGATCTTGTCCGCCCACTCCTCGATGCGTTCCTCGAGAATGGCTTCGGCGGACCTGATGGCGTCGCGACGAGATGCCAGCTCCTTGATAGCCCACTCGATCAGCCAATCCAGGCAGTCCGGTTCGCATCCGAGTCGCTTTAATTCTTCCAAACTGATTGGTCTGGTACGTTGCATGGCGCTTGCGAAAAGCCCTCCTGTATTTGTGAGCTTCGCGCCGTTTTCTCTCTCTCGTCAAGGGGGATGACTGAGCTACGCGGGGGTGTCAGGCTGGTTTTTGCGGGCGTGGTGGGGGGATTTCCCCCCATCCCATCATTGTTTCCGATCCAGCCCCGCTATGCGGATCAGTTCGCCGATTCCCGATACCAGCTTGTCGATGCGCTCATCCGTTTCGCGGAAGCGTTTGTCAGTCTCGCGCCAGCGTCGATCCGTCTCACGGAAACGCTTATCCGTTTCACGGAACAGCCTCTCGGTTTTCATCTGCGCCTTTTCCAGGCGCGTCACGCGCGTCGTCAAAGCTTCTGCCATTTTTGATTACTTCCTTTTCCCTACCTCTTTATTATACGCGCTGCCAGCACGTATGTCAAGCCGGTTGCAGCTTTTTCTTGCGGCTGGCACCCGATCTCCGCGTCTTCACCTTCTCCGGGTGCTCCTCGTAATACTTCTTCCATCGAGCCTTGACGGCATGGCGGGCGGCGTCCGAAAGCTGCTTGCCCGAGAGCTTGGCGGCGCGCGCGCGCCCACCGGCGGCGCTCAGCTCATCGACATCCACGGTCACCTTAATTTTTCTTCCCATCTCTGAGAAGTATAGAACTTATTCGAGCTAGTTGCAAGAATAATCCTTGACCTACGTGCTAGAAGCACGTATGATGAATATAGAGGCAATTCAATGACAAGCTTTTCCAACACGGCCATCTTCCAAACCCTGACGGACCCGCGCTATTATCCGCTCTCCGAACCCCGCGAAGAGCCCGACGAGCTGAGCTTCGACGCTGACGTAGACCCTACCGAGTACGAGTGCAACACCTGCGGATGGCGCGGTCAGACTCCCTCGCGTTCAAACTACCCGTTCGGCAACGAGGAGCGGCGCTACTGCCCGGCCTGCCAGAAGTGGAATGAAGCGCCGGAGGGCTGGAACCTGGTCGCAGCCGATCCGTTCGAATTCCCCATGCTGGAGGCGGCTACCTCGGTAGCGGATCTGCAATCGGAGCCTGTACGCAAGGCCGCGGCCGCGCAGCTCGGGTTGTTCGAGGAGGTGGCGTAATGGCCGAACCCGTCAACAGCGAAACCCGGTTGTTCGAGATGAACGCGGCGGTAAAGTGCGGCGGCCACTTTGAAGCCCCCAAGAAGGCCACACGATGACCGCCCTCATAGTGATCTGGGCCATCCTCATCGGCGGACTGGCCGAAGAGGCGCTTGCCTTCGAGCGCGTTTTGGAGCTGCTCCAGGAGGTGGCGTAATGGCCGCCAACATCGTAGCCTTCGCCGCCAACGTGCCCGTACAGCTCGCCGTGAAATACCAACAGCCGAAGCTGTTCAGTACCGCGTCCGGCCAGCGCGCGATGTTCACTTGCGTGGACGGGCGCACGTTGTTTCTCGATCCCGAGGTTGCCGCGTCGATCCCGCAGATGGGCATCCGGCCTCACGAGCTGTTCAATATCTGCCTGCGGTCCGGAGAGCGCGGCGAAGCGAAACGGTGGGATATCTGGCGGGAAAAGAACGGCGCGAGCGATTCTCCAAAGCCCGCGCCAAATCCGGAGGTTGCGATGCGGGTGGCTGCCCTGGGAACTGGCCAGGAAAATGGTATCAAACCCAGCCAGCCCGTGATTGCGCCACTCGCCAAAAGCTTAGCGCATTTGCAGGCGCAAACCGAAGCGATCATCGATCTCTTCGCGAGCTGCTGCCGGTACGCGAGCGAACGGCATGGCGACGTCGTTTCGCGCGATGACGTGCGCTGTCTGTTAATGAACCGGCTCATCTCCGGAGGCCGCCGATGATGAAGGCGTATATGCTCATTCCTCGCCCCTGGAAGCGCTCAGAACCCCCGACGCGGGATCGGAAGTATCTCGCCTGGGTCCGGGCGCAGCCTTGCGCCGTTTGCGGCTCATGGCGGTATATAGAATCGGCGCATACCGGACCGCGGGGATTATCGCAGAAGGCGGATGACAGACAGGCTATTCCACTATGCCGGGGGCATCACTCAAGAGGGAATCTGTCACTGCACAAGTTGGGGCCTGTGAGATTTGCACGGCTGTACCATCTGGAGGTAGCACAGATAATCAGAGAACTGCGTGAGATGTTTTTGGGTGCTTCGCGCGCCTCAGTCGCGCGGTAGGATGGAAGGCTGCGCGGCGGTGGAATGCCGGGCGGATTCCAACGTAGAGAGGGAGAGCGAATGACGGAACCAACTTGGACCTATTACGCGAAAAATCTTCAGGCGACGGTCGAGGTCCAGGATATGGAGGCGTTCTTCGCTTTGATCGAGCGCTCGACTGGCCTGGATCAGACAATGGCGGAAGCTATCCTGCATTCCGGGAAGCCCATCGAACATGCGCGCTACAAGTTCTGGGCGGAACGCGCAAAGCTGGCGAAGGCATGACCGCCCCAACTCCTGACGAAATCAAAGCAGGCTACCCAGCGCGGCTCAGCGACCAAGCGCACGTAAGAGCCAGAATGCGCGGAGCCCCAAGCAACAAATGAGTATTTGAGTATTGAATGGAGCGGGGAGGGAATCGAACCCTCCCGAACCTGCCGCCCTACACACCGGCCGCTCTGCCTCTGAGCTACCGCTCCACAAGAAATGAAATCGGATGCGACCCCGCTCCGTTACCCCGGCCAGGAATAAACGTGCTCCGTATGGAGCCGCATCCGACAGATGGCTCTGGCTATCTTCCGCGCCCTCCTTTCTAGGGTCTGGCGCTCTCTGTCCCTTTTTCCGGAGCCTCGAACACATCCGGCCACGCCGTATGGATCTGGCCCTTGAACCCCAACGGGTCCTCGTTAATGCCATCGTAGAGAATCTGCGCCTGGGCTTCGGTGAGCTTCAGTTTGTTCTCGCAGAACGCTACGAATTTCGCTTTCTGGTTCATACCCGGAATTTTACCGCTTACGACAAAAAAGGGCGACAATGTTTGCATGAAGCAGCCCAAGCAGAATAAAGCCCGGACCCCGGCCCGGCAGGCGTTGACCTGCCCGGACCATCCTGGCCGCACGTTCAAGAGCCATACCGCCCTGGCGAGCCACCAGCGGCACCACCAGACGATCGAAACGATCAGTGGCGGGGAAGTCAAGGTCGTGGAAGTTCCAGGGAAGCAGACCATCACCGCAGCCGATCCCAAAACGCACCTGCAAACCGCCCTCGATCAATTGACCACCCGTAAAGCCCAGATCGATCACGAGCTGAACCGGATAGAGGCGTTGCAAACGGAGAGCCGGGATGTCACTACGCGGATTGAGGCGCTAACTACGGCACTGAAGGCTTTCCAGCCTCAGGGTATGGCGGCCAGCGGTTAGAGCCTTTTGTGAGCTGCGATGCGTTCTGTCGCTCACGGGCACGGCATGACTGAGGACCGCTGGGTGTCACGCGGGTTCTTGCGGGCGTGGTGGCTAATTGAACCGCTTCCTGGTGAAGTCTCCAACCGGATGCTCCGCCCGCCACTGGGCGTAGAGCTGCTCCACGATCGGCGCAAGCTGCAACGAATTGCGTTCGCGTTCGCTCATCGCGCGCACCCGCCCGGCATCGTCGGCAAAGATCAGCAGCGCTCCGCAATAGCCACACAGGGTCGCATGGCCCTTGTAGCGAATCGGCCCAGGCTCGAAGGGCGCGCCAATGCTTGCAGCCGTTACGCCGCTCAGCAGCTTGCCGCAGTTCGGGCACGGACTGTCGGCCACCCGCTGACTGACGACGTGGGCCGGCTTCCGGCGCGACGCGCGTCCCATCAAAGTTTCCCCGTCCCATGCAGCACATCGAACGCACGCCCGGAGGTGAACATCTGCCGGCGCAGTTCAAGCTGCTCAGCTTCCAGGCGCTGGATCTCCGGGAGCGCCTCCTCCATCGTGGCAAACTTCGTGACGCCAACCTCGTAGGTCCAGGTGCTCTTCGGCGCGCCGCACAGACCACAATGCGGGTTGATGGCGTGGCGGGAAACCGCGACTTCGATCATGCGGCGGAAGAATTCCAATAATTTCGGGTCTTCTCCCTCTTTCGCGCACGCCACGATGCAATGCCGTGACGGGCAAAGCGCTTGTACGATTACGACTGGCATCACGGCTTCTCCACCCGCACCACGCCGGCAAACTCGAACCGCGCGAGATACCGCACCTTCCCGGTGCCCCTCGCCAAGCCCTTCATCTGCGGCCACACCTTCTCGACTTTGGTACGATCAATCGCCACCAGGGGAATCGTGCCCGCCGGCACCACGCCTATCTTGATGCCCCAGTGGTCGTCTTGGGCGTGCGGGTCGTCCTTCGGTCCCACCCAGGCGTAGAGCACCAGGTTCTCGAGTTGTTCAGGAACGCGATCGTCGATCATTTCCCCACTTCTCCCTCCGGACCTTCGAATGTGATTTCCGCTCCTGGCATCAGGTAGTTCAGCTCGCGTTTCACCATGTTCTTGGCATGTGGCACTCCGGTGATGTGCATCCCTGCCAGGAGATTGCGGCCGCGGCGGGCATCTTCGGATACCGCATAGGCTGCCAGGTAACCGGCTTTTGGGGTGTTGGGAGGATAGCGGGCCAATACGACAGTGAGCTTCATAGCCCTTTGTGGCTTCGCAACGTTCCGTCTCGCGCGTTGCACGGCATGACTGAGTTGGGTTCGGGTGTCACGCTGTTTCCGCTGGCAGAGATTTCCTCGCCGTCTTCCATCTCGACATCAACACACAGGTTATCGACGGATTCCTGCAGATGCCGGAAGACTAGCTCGCTATCGCGGGGAATGACCACAGCCATCGCACCCTGAATATCCAGCACGTAGGACATCAACAGCATGATCGCGCTGGCCGCTTCGTTGGTGAACGGCCTGGACGGCTGGCAATCGTGCCCGCAGTCGAGCGTGAGCACTTTGTGGCCGTATTCCCGGCAGACCGCCGGACGGTCGTCGTAGATCGAACAGCGTCCCTCCCGCAGGAACTCGCAAGGGCCATTGATGCCGAGAGTGGGCATCATGGTCGCCTTGTAGCCGAAGCCGTGCCACGCCGGCAGCGGGTTGGCGGCGTGCTTTTCGATCAGGTAGATCGCTTCGACCGGCATCAGTGGAACGTTGGTGCAAGCACCCTGGCAGAGCCCCTTGCATTGCACGTGGGGAACGTCGCGCCACAGCCGCTTCATTTCCCAGATCTGTTGTCGGCTGAGCTTTCGATCCGAATAGATCCGAACAGCTTTCATCGTTCCCCCTCTCTACGCAAACACTCCCCCGACCGGACACCCTCGCCTCAGTCATGACGTATGACGCGCGATTGTGGCACATCGAGGCTCACAAAATCCAGTTCCAATCGATCTAAGTACTCCTGCTGCTCTCTCCACTCTTTCGCTTTTAAACACTCTGCAAACGAGTGTCCTTCCCACCAGTAGAATTCCACTCCACAGCCTTCACAACGGATCTTACGAATCTTCATCACTGAATTCCTCGTTTGCAATAGGGGATGGCCTGGTTGATGCGGTCGGTCACCCCTTCCCGGAACTGGCGCATGATTTCCTCTCCGGTGGTCGGCCACCAGGTGGTGAAGCCGTGTTTGAACGTCACTGTAGGATTGGCTTGCGCCAGACGCACGGCAGCCAGGTAGGAGGCCAGCGTTACCCTGCGGTTGATGGCGTGCAGCCAGATCGTTCTCATGGCTTTTGTGAGCCTCGCGGCGTTCCCGCTCCCTCGCCAAACGGTATGACTGAGCCGGATTTGGTGCCACGCCGTTTCTTGCTGGCGTTAGCGGCCGCCGCTTGGTCCTGGACCTTGAGTAATCGCGCGAACCGAATCCACTCAGCTATCTCGCTCTCGGGCAGGATGTCGCCGCTGTCATCGGTTTCAGAGAGGTTGATCAGGCGCTCGCTGATCACCACCGCTAGTGCCTTGGCGTGCGGCGTCTTGGCCTCGGTCAAAAGTGCCATCAACCGCACCACCTCGCTGAATGCTATACGGGCATCCCGGGTCATGACATATCAACACCTTGAAGAATTGCTGCGGGTCCGCTTTCACGAGTTCCACCATCTCTTGCTCGATGGCGTCCATTTCAAAAAGCGCCTCGTCCAAGGGTTTCGCACAGGCGTGTAGGTTGTGATCGTGCAATACCGGCGTTACAGCGCGCGCCAAGGTGACGATCTTCTCCTCACACTGCTGCTTTCGGCTGGTGAATGCGCTGATTTTACTGCGCAGCTCCGTGTCTGTCATGAACGATCCTTTCTTGGTGCGAAAATCACCCAGAGCGCGACGACTAGAACGATCCCCAGCAGCACGATGGCTACGGCCGGTCGATGGAGAGCCGCCATCACGGGGTCCATATGCACCTCGAACAATGCGTCTCATTAGCCCACACACAGCCCTCCTCGCAACTCCTCGACTCCGAGCATCCGCAGACCACGCAGACATGCTCCTGGCCCTCGGCAATGCGCTTCTGGCGGCCTTCCTCGAAGCGATGGGATGATACGCAGTCCTCCACCATCATGGCGATCAGATGCAAGGTCTCATCGAGTTGCTGTTCCTCTGGATGGGTGATTCTGGCCCTCTGTGGACGCGCGCTCATGCCGTGGCTCCTTTGGTCCGCGCGGCTTCGGCCGAAGCAACCGCTTCCCGTTCACTTTCCGCGGTCCACCAGTCGCGCGGCGGTGGCACGATGTACGGAGGCCTCGGTTTCGGGATAGCTGGCCGGCGGTATTTGAAGAACACTCGATAGAGCCGTTCGTCGTGCCCCAGATCATACCGGATGCTGAGCGGCTGGTTGCCGGCGCCTTCGAGCACGGAGTCGTCCAGTCCCAGTTCTTTAGGCGTGAAGCCGGCACGTAAGCAGGTGAATTCGAGAATGTTCATACGATCCTCAGCTTTCGTTTTTGGTTTGTGAGCCTCGATTTATTGGGACTCCCTCGTGGCACGGCATGACTGAGTTGGGGTCGGCTGTCACGCTGTTTCTTGTCCTCGCGGATCGCGCGGAGCAGCCAGAGGTAGTGGTGTATCGTCTCGCGGCCTTGAGGCTCACTGAGCATTCCGAGGCGCACGGCGTGGCGAACGACGCGCTTCCAGCGGCGGATGCTCATCGCGTCTCTCCTGGGCTCTCCACGATAGTTGTGGGTAACCCTGTGCCGAAGACCTCGCGGATAGCGGCTTCCGCGCTTTCCTGGATGATGCGGGCGTTCTCTTCAGTGTTTGGCACGCCCAATGATTCGGCCAGCTCCCCCATGGAGAAGTGCAGGGCACCGCTGCTATCGAGATAGATTCCCGGCCCGAGCTTGCGCATGCCCTTGGCCCATGCCGGCGAGTGGGTGATCATGGTTGCTCCTTTCCGGTTTGCGGGTGATCGATCACTGCACGCCATTTGCGCGTGGTTTCGCGGTTAGTCCGCTCAATCACCTGCTCCGATGGCGAACGTGCGAATCGTTGGCTACTGACAAAGCCTCTTCCGCAGGACGCGCCCCATTCCGCTATCGGCCAGATGCCGGTTTCCGGATCGATGTGGTGACCCGGGTGATCCGGATCGTCTATCCAGAACCTTTTTTCATCCTCGGTATTTTTCCCGGTTTCCGGATCGATGTGGTGACCCGGGTGATCCGGATCTTCAGGCAGACTCTTCATGCCGAGGTTCCTTTGCCTTCGCGCTGGCGATGGCTGAGTTGCGTTTGACTGCCATGGCCTCTTTGCAAGCCGCGCTGCAGAATCCTTCAAGGCCGACGGTGCGGGCGTAGAGCCAATACGAGCGTTTGCAGTTGCGGCACTTTGCAATGCGGTTGGGCTTGGGACGCCATCTCGACACACCGTTCCAGCTCACGACTCACCTCCCACGGCTTTCGCTAACTCGCGCAGTTCAGGGAAGTTCTCCAGCATCCAGGCGCGCTCGGTGGGATCGGCCGTCTCGAAGTGTTTGCGGATTTGGGCCTCGGACTCGGCGCGCTGCTGCGCCATCCGTGCGTGGTAGACTTGCTCGCCCTTCTGACGGGCGGCTTCGAGCTTCGACCAAGCCTTGCCAACGTCGAGCGCCAGGCCATCGACCATGCCCATACTCTTGATCGACCGGTACCGGAGCCCTATCCGAATTTCCAAATGTTCCAACGGCGCGCCGCGCATGTTGCGCACGATGCGATCGCACAATGCCGGCGACGGATCGTCGTGAATTTTAGGACCCAGCAGCCGGGCCAAGAGATCGTGTACAGACTCCCGGCCGGCCGGCGCGTGTACGGATTCCGCTGGAACCTGTACAGGTCCCAAAATGGCCTCTGTACACGCGCCCTCTAATAAGGTGTTAGATATTAAACCCTTAGATGACTCTGTAGGTAGGTCAACAGGGGGGACCGACCGACCGGCAGATCCGTTTCCAGGATGCCCGTTTCCAGAACCCGCGGCCAGTTCCGGAAACAGGTCTGCCAGCAGCGATAGCTTGACGAACCGAGGCTCCTCCTTCACCTTCAGTTGTTTCGGCTTCAGCTTGATCCCGAGAGCACGCTTTGCGCTATACTTCTGTTGTTCTATGGCACGCCTGACCAGCGCCGCAGCTTCGGCAAACGCCTTGTCCGCAACTTTGGGGAACTCCTCGGCCAACTTCTCGGCCGCAGCCTGCCTCTCGGCGTCAAAGCGGCGGATTTGAGTCAGTTCGTGAGGGGCGAAGAAAAGGAGAACGGCGCTTGTACACGCGCCATTATTGTCAACTTCTTCAGGCCCATTCATCCGCTTAAAGCTTTTGTTTGTAATTAGATAGCTCCAAAATATACACTGTTCATCAGCGTCCCCTCCTCCCGGTTGTCGTACTGCCACCGTTCCTCGCT